ATGACGGAACGTGAGGCATATCTGGCGATGCGGGACGCGCTCTATGGCGCGACGCACCGAAAGGGTGACAACGCAGACGGGTTGGTGCTCGTCTCGCCGTTTGTACTGGCGGACGCGCTAGCCGCTCTGGAAGAGCATGAGCACGCGCGCGGGATGGTCGTTCCATTCGCGGTCACGCCGGAGTTGCGGCGTCAGCAAGGCGGATACGAGGGTCTATGAGCGAATCGATGACGGAAGCCGTCGAAGGCTTCGAGAAGGACTTAGAGGCATTTCGAGCATTGCGCGGCGTACCTGAGATCGACTGGGCGAAGCTAAACGATGACATCATCGCAGGCTTCGCAGCTATCGGCAGACGCATGTTCATACAACAAGGGATCGCGGTGCGCTACTTCTCCCGCGACGACGTGGCCGATGTGATCACCGCCGCCAACGATGCGCGACAGCTGGCGATTCAGTCACCACGGGTCGCTGATCAGGAGAACGCACGCGCAGATCGGCTCACGAATCTGGCTGAGCGGTTGGCTGCACTCGCTCCATCGGAGGGATCATGAGCAATCTGTCACCGGAAGTCACCGTTATTAACGCGGTGCGTGTGAAGATCGCCGGAATGGAAGAGGCGCCAAGCGATGCCGACGTCGCGGGACTGATCGGCGAGCTGCTATTCATCACTGGCAAGCGAGGACGGCCGCCGGGGATGAAGCTCGACGCCTACGAGACCATCGCGGCGCTCGCGATTGGGCGCGCGTCGAAGATCCGATCTGGCAAGGCTTGAGTGGGCAGCGGTGTTGCGTCGCTGAGAGGCGCGCAGTCTAGCTAGTACGCACCGATCGAGGCGCAGCCAAGGCGTAACCGTGATTCACGGTGATTATCTGCCATTGACTATTTATAGCTGTAGCAATAATTTCCGGAAAGAATTTATTTCTTCACTGGGTACTATCTAAGACTTCGAAGGAAATGGTGCGGCGTGGGTGGGATTCGAACCCACGGTAGCTCTGGGGGCGTGCCTTCTGACGGGTCATCCCTTGCATCTACGCCGGATTTTCAGTCCGGTGCATTCAGCCAGCTCTGCCACCACGCCGCACTTTCTAGCGCCGCCCGAGGTTCAGCCCTCGAGGCGGCGTTTTGTTGCCTATCGCACCCCCAAAGTAGTCATTATGACCGGCCTAGTCAATAGCTGACTGATCAATCTGGACACGCTCATAAAGATATCGTAGCATCAGGCGGTCTACGAGCCTCCTGCATAGAGGCACCGTTCACCCCCTTTTCTTACAGGCCAGCCCGATGCGCCCTTCCCTCGCCGTTCTCGCGCTCGTCTTCGCCGCCGCGTGTACGCCGCAGACGCCGCCTGGAGCTCGCCCACCCGGCCCGGTCGCCAGCTGCGCGCCGGCCGACGTGCAGTGGGCGAGCGCCAAGGGCACGGCGTCTGTCGACGGCCAAGCATTCCTCAAGACCGTGGGCGGCGATGTGAAGTACGGCGCCGGGAATGAAGTTGATCTCGTGCCCGTCTGCGCTGGCAGCACCGAATGGGTCGCGCGACAGGTCAACTCAGGCTACGGAGCGCCAGTGGATTCGACGCTGCTCCGCGTCATGCGCACGACGACGTCGGGCGGCGATGGCAAGTTCCACTTCGGTGATCTGCCGGCGGGCGACTACTACGTGGTGACCACCGTGACGTGGCAGGCGCCGACACGCTACGGGCTCGAGAAGCAGGGCGGCTTCCTCGCGAACAAGGTGCGCGCGACGGAAGGCCAAGTCGCCACGGTCATCGTCACGAAATAGAGGACTGAATACTGCGACGCAGGGCCCCGCTTCCTTGCGCATGAGATTATAGCGAAGCAAATTGCATCACTAGCGTTCGCTATGTTCTCTCTTTCCGACAAATCCGTGCTCGAAATCCGCACGAACTATCGCACCGACAACATGGCGATCGGCGAGAACGTCATCGCCACGCTGTACGTCGATGGCATCGTGCAGTCGACCGGCGTGGCGTGGAGCGTGTTGCCGCTCGGCGTCGTGACGGTGAGCCCTGAGATAGGTGGGCGCGTGCGTATCATCGCCAAGGTGCCCGGTCCGTGCGTCATCATGGCGACCATCACGCTCAACGGTAGCTCGCAGACGGCGACGCTCCGATGCCAAGTCGCGGGCACGCCGCCAACGCCGCCGCCCCCTCCCCCGCCCGTCGTCAAAGTCCAGACGAACTACGCCGTGGATCGGATGAACGTCGGCATGAGCGTGATCGCCACGCTCACCGTCAACGGCGTCACGGTGCCGAAGCCCACGTGGGCCGTCACCGGCTCGTCGGTCAAGACCGCCGTGGATTCTGGGATGTATCTCCGCATCACAGGCGCGGCGCCGGGTTCGACAACGATCGTGGGCAGTGACGGCGCCGGACACTCGGCCTCGATCGTCGCGACGGTGCTCGGCGCTCCTACGCCGACACCTCCGCCCACGCCAACGCCCGACCCGACCCCGGCGCCGAGCCCGAGTCCGCAGCCGCCGCCCGCCGTGGTCGCGCCGGCCGCCGCGTGGAAGCGGATCCGCGATCATATCTGTCTCGTCTCCACGGACTTCTATTACAACTGGACACTCGCGATCGAGCAGATTGCCGCGCTCCGCTACGACATCTTCTATTCGGGCGACCCCGCGCGTCACGCGCGCATGAAGCTGCTCAACCCGTACGGCAGATTTCTCCCGTACTCGATCGAGGTCACGACGATCGTTCCCGGCGCCGCGGGCGCGAGTCTCGGCACCTGCTACGCCGATGACTTCGCGGCCTGGTGCACGGCGAACGGTATCTCGGCTGCAGCGCAGGAAGCCGCGTGGCTGCATAAGCCCGGCACGTTCGACAAGGCGAACCGCGTCTCGCTCACGATCTGGGGCTCGCTCCGCTGGATGCTCGACCCCACGGACGACACGGCCCGTCGCTATACCGTCGATCGCTATCGGCGGCTCGCGGGTGTCGCCGTCGTCGACGGGATGTTCGCCGACGAGTTCGGGTCGGGGCAGATGCTCAGCTACTACAAGCTGGCAGCCGGCAGTGATACCCTCCGACTTCTCGCCCTCACCGACGCGGAGACGTCGCTCATCGCGCTCATCGCGGCGGCGATCGCTCCCAAGCAACTCGTGCTGAACGCGGCGGGCTACGAACTCGCGTGGGATGCTGCGCTCTCGCGCGCCGCGATGGGTGCACACATGGAGCAAACCAACAATCCGATGACGATGGATTGGTGGGCGACGACGTGGGCGTATATCGACCAGCTGCTCGCCTCTGGCGTCTTCGTCAACTTCGTCCCGCTCTATGATTTCGGGCGCTACGAACTGTTGTACGATGGAAAGGCGCCAGCACCGAGCCCATTCCCTACCCCACAACTCGCGCGCGGAACACGCACGTCGGCGCACGCGCAGCCAGCTCAAGCCGTGGACAACGACGCGCAGCGCTGGCTCGGCCACCCGCTCCGCGCGCCAATGCCGACAGGCACCGTCCGTCGCGTCGCCACGAAGCTCAAGTACAAGGTCACGCGCACGCTCGCGGCGCTCGCGCAGACGATGCGCACGCTCGGCGTCGGTACCGCCATGGACACGCACCGCGGCAAGCTGCTTGAGCTCGCGGGCGCGTACATGGTCATCACGGATCCCGCACTCCTCGGCCTGTCGATCGAGAACGGATTCTGGGGAACGTTCACGGCAGCCACGAACTACCTGCCAGAGATCGACGCGAAGATTGGACGGGCGAAAGAGAAGCGCCAACGTGGACCCGTCGGCACGCACTACTTCACGCGCCGGTTCGACAACGGGCTCGTCGTCGTCAATCCGATCTGGAACCGCCTGCAGCAGGATTACAGCGCCGCCGCCGCCGTCACGATTCCGCTCCCGTCCGATCGTCGGTATGCGCGCGTCAACGCCGACGGATCGCTCGCGGCGCCGTCGACGAGCGTCACGCTCCGCACGCCAGAAGCGGCGATCTTCTTAGCCGTATGACACTATGGCAAGTATCGGGGGCGGTGCTCGTGTGGTGGCTCACGCTGATTGCAGCGTTCCGCGTCGGTAGCTCGATGGGACGTTTCGAGGGACGATGGCTCGGGTTTGAAGCTGGCGTACAGTCTGAACGTCGCGTGTCTACGCTCAGGCGTATGAGCGGTGAGCGCGACGAGAATTGAGGTGGAATGTAGTGAGGGAGCGCATTGGTATCAGCCTCCACTCGATTCACAATTAGCGAGCAGTGATGCCGAAGCAGACAAAGCAGTCCCCATCGCCCGCGCAATCCCAAGCGCGCGCCTCGGGTGAGAGCGTCAGTCGGATCGAGCGACCGCAACCACCGGAGGACGTCGCCGAAGAAGCGCTGCACCGAGACTACGAACTCTTTCGCCCCGACCGTGCGCTCGCCCGATGGGTGCGCGACACGTTCATCTACAGGGATGCACCACTCCATAACCCCGATCATGCGGAGTTAGAGGACGCCTTCATCGGCTTCGTCTGGACGAACGCGCCGAATGCGAAACGCGGACGCCGGATCTTGGGCACCGCTGAGTTGCCGAGCAGTCAAGGCACTTGGTCAGCCGCACGCACGCGCGGGCTCCTCCGCGACTGGTTCGGTCGCCTGCCCGATTTCCTCATCACACTCTACGCTCCCTACGAAGCCTCGACGACGGACGCGCAATTCTGCGCGCTCCTCGAGCACGAGCTCTATCACTGCCGACAGGCCGTCAACGACTACGGCGATCCACTCTGGTCGAGTGTGACCAACGCGCCACTGTGGACGATCAAGGGCCACGACGTTGAAGAATTCACGGGCGTGATCCGCCGCTACGGCGTCGTCACCAGCGACGTGGCAGCACTCGTCGACGCCGCCAGCCGTCCGCCACTGATCGACGCCGCGGAACTCGCCGGCGTGTGCGGCACATGCGCGCGATAGTTCCCGTAATCTCCCGTACAAACAGCGGACATGCCGAAGCACCTGACATCTGAGCAGCAACTCTTCATTGTCACTCGGCTGGCGACGTTCGAATCGCCGGCCGAAGTGCGCGATGCGTGCAAGAGCGAATACGGGCTCGAGATCACCCTGCAGTCACTCGCGTCGTACGACCCGACGACCGTCACGGGTGCGCGCGATCTGAGCCGGAAGCTCAAGGCGGTCTTCGATGAGACACGCGCGAAATTCCTTCAGGATGTCGAAGCGATTCCGATCGCGAACTCAGCGTATCGACTGCGGCAGCTCAACGCGATGTCCCGCGCGGCGATGGAGAAAAAGAACTATCCGCTCGTCGCGACGCTGCTCGAGCAGGCGGCGAAGGAAGTGGGCGGCATGTATACCAACGTGCGCAAGGTCGCTGGGCACGATGGCGGCCCAATCGAGCACCTCTTCACACCGGACGAGCGGATCGATCAAACGGTGGAGCTGCTCACGGTCGCGCGGAAGCGTATGGCGAATGGCGCGCCGAAAACAAACTAGCCCAGCTCGCGCAAAACTCCCGCCAGAATACGACTACCTGACCGCTGAGGAGCGCGCCCGGCTCGCCGCGCTGGCGAACCCGCGCGCGGTGCCGCCACTCACGTTCCGGCAGTTCGTCTCAATCGTTCGGCCACACTTCATCTGGTATACCTACGCCGTCCGGCTCGCGGCGGTGCTGCAGCTGGTGGCCGACGGCTTCTACAAGCGCGTCATGATCTTCGCGCCGCCCAGGCTCGGCAAATCGGAGATCGTCTCGCGACTCTTCTCCGCCTACTTCATCTATCGGTTCGGCGCGCGATGGGTCGCGCTCTCGTCCTATGCGGCGGAGCTGGCCTACACGCTGTCGCGCGCGTCGCGCGCGAATTACATGGACGCCGTGGGCAAGAACTCCACGGGCGGCGATACCGAAGCGGTGAAGCACTGGGAGACGGGAAAGGGCGGCGGACTCTGGGCCGCCGGCGTGCGCGGGCCCGCGACGGGAAAAGGCGCGGACCTGTTCATCATCGATGACCCCGTGAAGGATGCGACGGAGGCGGCGTCGGAGACGATTCAAGATCGCAACCTCGAGTGGAATGACGCGGTCGTCGACACGCGCCTCGAGAAGAACGCCGCGCGCATCGTGATTCAAACGCGATGGCATCAGAAGGATTTGGCCGGTCTGCTCCTCTCGCGTGAGTCGGGCGACGCGCCGGAGGGCTGGCACATCGTCTGTTTCGAGGCGATCAAAGAACCGAACGGCACCTACCAGTGGCCGAAGACGTGCACCGTGGAGCCGGACTGGCGGAAGGTGGGCGAGTCCGTCTGTCCCGAACGCCTTCCGCTCGAGCGCCTCGACACGATCCGCCGGCGCAATCCCTACGTGTGGAGCGCGCTCTATCAGCAGCGCCCGACGCCGAAGGAAGGTGGCACGTTCAAGCGCAGCTGGTTCGAGATCGTGCCGGGGCCGCCGCCCAAGGAAGACATTCTCGTCATCGGGCGCTGGTGGGATTTGGCGGCGACGGAGGGCGGCGGCACGTTCACCGTCGGCGTGAAGATGGCGCGCACGAAGCGCGGCCGATATTACATCCTCGATGTCGTGCGCGGGCAGTGGGGCGCGGGCACTCGAGATGCGCGCGTGCGCCAGGTCGCCGAGATGGACGGCAAGTCGGTGCGCCAGTATGGGCCGCAAGATCCGGGGCAGGCCGGAAAGACGGCAGCGGCGGCGTTTCGGCAGCTGCTCGATGGATTCCCCGTGACGACAATCATCGAAAGCGGAGATAAGGAGACGCGCGCGGACCCGCTGGCGTCGGCTGCCTACACCGAAGACGCGGTCAGCGGTCGCGTGAAGCTCGTGCGCGCGGAGTGGAACGAACCGTTCCTCGCGGAGCTCGCGGCCTTTCCCTACGGGAATGACAACGATCAGGTGGACGCGGCGTCGAACATCTACAGCGCGCTGTCGCTCTGGAAGCCGCCGGTCGTGAAGGCGTCCGGTACGCGAACCGTGTGGACCGGATAATTGTGTTCGCGATGCGCCCGATAGCGTTCCATGTGGAACACGTATAGATTGCTGGCAAGGCGCCTTTCGTCACGCACCGAAGTCCGGAGGAGAGACGCATGGGTGGACTGATGCACCCCTTTGGCGAGCCCGCGCGTACGGTACTCAATGCGGCGGCGGCGCCGCGCATGATGGAGCAGTACATCGGCTATATGCTCGCGCTGCCCGCGCCGCGCTGGTGGCGCAATAGGGACGAGCGTGAGTATCGAGTCTATCTCGCCTCCTTTCTCTCGGCGTAGAGGCAATGGCCTACGACTTCTCGACGATCGATGCCCAGCAAGCCAGCGCGCTGATCGCGGCCAGTAATGACCCGCTGGTCGCGCGCGAGTCCTCGTCGTCATCCACCGCGATCAGGAAGACGGTCGCCGACAGCGTGCGCCGCTTCCTCGCCGGCGATCACTGGCAGGACGGCGAAGGTTGGGTTGGCCCAAAACCGTCGAACACGCAGGCGGGCGCAGATAACACGCTCGCGCTCGCATTGATCAAGGAGCGCTTCGTCAGCCGCAACATGATTGAAGACATCACGACGCGGCACACCGACGGCGTCGTAGGGCGTGAGCCCGCGTGGGGATTCACGCCGGCGCGCCCGCTCGCGAACGATGACGAGCCGTCGGAAGACGAGCAAAAGCACATCGACGCGATCGAGGCGGCGCTGACGGCATGGTGGGACAAGCGCCAGCTGCACGCGCTCTTCCAGCGTGTGACGACGGAGATGTTGTTGTCGGGACGCGCCGTGATCCGCCTCTATGTCCCTGCCGCGCGCCTCACTGACGTCGTCGAGAAGGAGTCAGACGATACGGGCGACGCCACTGACGCGACGCAGCGTGGCCCCAAGCTCGTCACCGCTGACGGTGCGACAGAGTCGGCGTCGGACGAAAGCGATACGCCGAAGACAGTGCGCGCGGTGGTCGCATCCACACTTGATGACGCGCTTGATCATATCTTCGTCGAGCTCGTCATCTCCGATGCGGGGACGGTCTACACCGACACCGATTCGATGGAGCAGATCGGCATCGTCATCTACTACGCGCAGGGCGCAGTCGCGGGATCGCTGGGCCCCAAGATCGTGGAGACGACGTACCTGGGCGGCCGCGCCGACGTGCCGCGCGAGGATCGCCCCACGATCATCCGGATCGTCACTGCCGCGAACGATGAGGAGCCGACGGAGTTGCCGCTGTTGGGCAAGCTCACGCACTTCGCCGTCGTGCGTCCGCCGCTCGTCAATACATCGATCATCTCCATTCAGAAGGCGCTCAACCTCGCGATCTCCATGTTGCCGCGCAACGTCGAGACGTCTGGCTTTCTCGAGCGCACGCTGCTCAACTCGCAGATGCCGCTCTCGCTCGAGGAAGATCCCGGGACGGGCGAGAAGCGCTGGGTGGAGCGCGCGAGCTTTGTGGCTGGTGCGGGCGCGACGAACTATGTCCAGGGCGCCGAGTTCACGAACGAGGATGGCAAGACGCAAGTGCTCACGCCGGACATTCGCTATCGCGAGCCGTCACCGGTCACGCCGACGACCGAAGCGATCGACGCGCTGGTGGCCGAGATCCTTCGCGAAGCAAAGCAAGCGCACGTCTTGGGCACCGATCAGGTACAGTCCGGAGTCTCGCGCGTGCAGGCGCGCGCGGACTTCGAGAAGTCGCTCGGCCGGAGTCAGGCGGCGCTCGAGCCGGCGGGACGATGGCTGCTCGAGACGGCGCTCACGATGGCGTGCGTGTTCGCCGCGGACACCGGCGGCATTCAGGCCGACGCGTACCGCGCCACGTTCTCCTGCTTCACGGACACGGGCCCGCTGGATCCGCAGGAGAAGACGACCATCACCGAAGCGGTGACGGGCGGCCTTCTCTCAGCCGAGTGGGGAATGCAGGCGCTGGGCGTCGAGGACACCGACGCGGAACTCGCACGCCTCAACAGCGAGCCAGGCAAGCGCATCGAGCTTCGCACGAAGAAGCTCACGGCGTTGAAGGCGGGAACCGATGCCGGACTCTCACTCACCACCAGCGCCAAACTCGCAGGGTTTGAGGACGATGAGGTAACACTCATCGAAGACGACGAGGCGGCGAACCCGACGCCCGCGCCGTTGCCCGGTACACTGCAGCAGGCGAAGAACCCGGATGGCACGCCGAAGGTGGACGAGACCGGCGAGCCCGTGATGGAGCCGATACCTGCCGCGACGCCGCCAGCGCCGCCAAAGGACGCACCGACCCCCGCGCCGGCGGTTGCTGCGTGAGCGCCGCACGACTCGAGCGCCACTCGCGCATCGTATTGGCTCTCCACCGTCGCACATTGCCGCCTGGCAGCAAGGAGTACGTATTGCTCAAGACGAAGGCCGCAATCTTTCGGAGATACGACCGAACGCGCCACGAGAGCGCGAGGCGTGCGCGGGAAGAGGAAGCAGGCGGTCAGTCGCTGGATCAGCTACCGAATGTCTCGCCTCCTCTGTACCGACTCGCGAGCATCAGATCAGCGAATACTGAACGCTTGAGGGGGTGGTAATGGGCCGCCGTAAGAATCCCGCGCGCAAAGCCACGCCCACACCGCCCGTCTCTGCGAACGTGACGCCGGCGGATTTCGCCAGCGCACGCGAGCGCTTCCGAAAGCACGCGCCACGCCGCTTTTGGGGGCTCGCTGACGCGAAGCCTGCGTCCGAACCCAAGCCCAAGCTAAAAAAGAAGACGTAGCCGATGGAGACGCCGGAAGATTATTTCCCACTCCGCGTGAAGCGCATCACGAACGATGGTCCGAAGGAAATCGAGATCGTCTGCGAGCTCGGTCCGCTGCATGGCGAGCATGTGAGCGATGTTCCCAGTAACGCTGTGTTCTTCGCGCGAAGCCTGGATGATGGGACTGTCGTCGGCTATCGGCGCTGGCCCGACAACGTCTGGCGCTTCGATCCCACCGGCCCAAACAACTGATGCCGCCCAGCATCATCGGCTATCTCTGGAACGAGCTCGCCGGGCGCTTCATTGCGCCGAGCGGCCAGTTCGTCACCTTCGCGCAGGTGCGAAAGGCGCTAGACGCCGCCATCGACGGCGCTGGGCAGGACGCGCGCGGTATCGCCGCCGCATATTCGTCGGGCGCGATCGGCGTCGCGGAGTTCGAGCGCCAGATGCAGCAGCTCATCAAGGACACGCAGGTCTATTCCTCCGCCGTGGGCGCGGGCGGCTTCTCGAGTATCGGCGCGCGTGAGCTCTCGCTCCTCCAGTCGCGCATCGGCGAGCAGTTCGCCTACCTGAGCGACTTGGCCGACGATCTGGCCGCGGGCGTGCGCATATCGCCGGCGCAGCTGGCGGCGCGGAGCAACCTCTACGCGCAGTCGGCGCGCAACACGTACGACGTCACCTTCCGCGCGGGGCAGCTCGCCCGCGGCTACGGCGAAGAGCGCAACATCGTCCATCCGGGCGAGCACTGCGATATGTGCCTCGATCAGTCGGCGCGCGGATGGGTTCCAATCGGCACACTCGTTCCGATTGGGCGACGCACATGTATCGGGAATTGCAACTGTACGATCGACTACCGGCGGGCGGCGTGAAAAAGGACAAGGCGCGCGCCACGCATCTCCTTCACTGTGAACGGTGCCCGGAGACGTGGACGATTTACTAGCATCCCATACTGCCGCGTGACTCGCATGGAGATCATCCACAGGAAGCGCTCTGGCACATGAAGAGTCGCGTGCTCGAGTTCTCCTGCAACTGCGGCGCGCCGTGCATGGTGCCCGCGTGAGAGACGATGCGCGCGCCGCATCTTGCGCGCGTCTATTGCGTTCGCTATTACTTCAATAGCGTTCCCGGTATGTGACGACGCTACTCCGCCCCGCCTGAGTGCAGGGGTGTCGATGAAGTCCGAGTCTGTCACTGATCCACACCTGGCATCCGTGCGCTGAGCGCACAAACGGGAGCCCATCACATGGCCGTATCAGTTCCACCGGAACCGACGCCAACGCCCGCAGCGCCCGCGTCCACGTCCACTACCACCGGCACGAAGCCGGCTGGCGTTGAAGGCACGACGTTCAATCCCGACGAGGTCATCGATGAGCTGATCGAGTCGAAAGGCGGCGGCTTTCAGGGCGCGAGGCTCGCAGCCAAGAAGCTCCTCCGCGACAAAGGCAAGCTCCTCGAGAAGGTTGGTAATCTCCGCGCGCGCGTCGCCGAGGAAGGCAGCGTCGTGCTGAAGGGCGATGCACTCGCCGAGTACAACAAGCTAGTGGCGCTCAATCTCACGCCCGAACAGATCACCGAAAAACTCCAGCAGCACGCCGAGCTCTCGAAAGAGGTGCAGTCGACGAAGCAAGAGAAGTTGTTCGACGCCGTGGCTGAGTCGCTGGGTCTGTCCGTCAAGGGGTGCAAGGCATTCGCGCGCCTCGCCAAGACGTACGCCCTCGACATCCAGATGCGTGACGTCACGGTCGAGGACAACGATGGGAATGAGACGACGGTGAAAAAGCCGTTTGCTCGTGTGGACGGCAAGGGCGAGTACACGCCGCTCGATGCCGTGCTGAAGAAAGAATACGGAGAGTTCCTGCCCGCTCTATATGCAGACGACGACGCCAGCGATGGCGCCGATAAGTCTCGCACCAGTGACTCGGGATCGAGTCGCGGACACGCCCCAGAGCGCAAGGCCACTCCAATGGCGAGGCAAAGCGGATCGGCGCGGAAACCGCCCGACAAAGCTGAGCTTGGCGCAGTCGAGCGCACGATCGCCAATCGCTACGCGCCTCGGAAGGCCGCGACCTAGCGGATCCCAAGCGAGGCAGGCGACGGGCGACCCGCGTACACCGCGATCACCCTTGGAACCCGTAGGAGCGTGACACATGGCACCAACATCACGGAGCATGGTCGCTGCGGCGCCGACGCTCACCAGTCCGAATTGGGCTGGCGACAGTCTGGGCCGCAAGTACCTCATGCCCGCAGGTGGCAAGCTGGATAACGCGGCGTTCGGCGCAGCCGATTCGTCGGGCCGCCTCCCGATCCCCTCTGGCACCGTTGTGGGCCGCTCGATCGCGGAACGCAACGCGAATGCCCCGTTCGGCCCCGCCGCCGATACGGACGTGGACATCTACATCACCGCGTTCGATGTCTCAGATGTGCTGGTGAACGACGACGTGGAGCTCGCCCGTCCGTACGCGGGCCTCGTCGTGAAGGAGAACTTCCTGCCCACCCCGCTGGCGTCGCTCACCTCGACGATCCAGGCGGCCATTCGTGCGCGCTACACCTGCACCATCGGGGTGGCATAATGGATATTCGCACGCAGGTCGAGCGGATGTCCCTCGCGGGCGCGTTCCAATTCATCGCCCGCAACCCGCTCGCACAGTTCGGGACGCCGACGCGCCGCTACATTGGCGCCGAGTTGCTCCCAAATCGGACCGTCGAGTACAACAACTACATCGAGGAGTTCATCCGCTATCGCAGCATCATCGCGAACGCGGGTACCCGCTACTCGGCCACCCAGAAGAAGGGCGGCGCGCTGGTGGGCTCGATGCAAGTGAATCTGGCCGAGTCGGACAAGGCCAGCGAGCTCACGGGCCGCGACTACGATGCGCTCTTGCGCATCCTGGCGAAGAACGACAGCGAGACCGCGATCGCTGCGATCACGAATTTCGTGGAACTCACGATCAACGTGCCGCTCGAGGAGTGGCTGGAGCGCGCGCGGTGGCAGGCGATCGTGTCGGCGCTCGTGCAGCTGCGCGGCGATAACGGGTACACGGAGGATGTGGCGTACCCGAATCCCGGCGGACAGCGGGCGGCGGCATCGGCCGCATGGTCCACGAACACCACGGACCCGTACAACGACATCACCGCGATGGTGAACCTGGCGGCGTCGTTGGGCTACACGATCAGCCGCATCATCACGAGCCGCAACGTCGCCAACATCATGGCGAACAACAGCATCATGAAGACGCGGACGGGGAAGATCACCGTCAACGTCTCCGCGGCGCTGGCGGTGGCGCAGGGTCGGGCGTCGCTGCTCGAGATCAATCAGGTGCTGGGATCGGATGGGCTTCCGCCCATCGAGCTCTACGATCTCCAGTACCGGACGGAGACGGGCACTGCCCGGTTCATGCCGTCGAACGTGATGGTGCTGGTGGCCGAGACGGGGCGCGATCCGGGCCTCGATCTAGGCGACACGGCCGCGCTGGCGCCGGAGATTTTGGACCGGCTGCAGAACACCGTCGGCTACACGGCGATCGGTCGTGCGGCGGGCCAGGCGGACGCCGGTCGCGTGATTCGCTCGGAGGCATTCGACGACAAGCCGCCCCGCGTGTTCGCGGAAGGCTGGCAGACGGCGCTCCCGGTGATCACCGATCCGAACGCCATTTTCGTGATCAACTCTATCGCGTAAGCGATAGCTGCATGGTTGGTTCGCAATAGTACTTCGCGACGGTGGGCGGGATCAAACCCCGCAAGGGGCCCGGTGACGATGCCCGCCGTTCGCGAAGGTCTTTTCCATATCACGATTCATTTCACACGAGGCGATCCATGCCGCGTAAGGCGCCACTGCCCGTCGACACCAGCCGCAAGCTCGCGGGCTCGAAGATTTGGAACGGGGCCGTCTACTCGCCCGGAATGGAAGATCGGTTGCCGGAGGACTTCCCGATGGATGGGCCGCACTGGGCCGATCACGAAGAGGAGGATTCCGAGGCGCCGAAGGGCCTGGCCGCGCTCAACATGGCGGCACAGGAAGCGAGCGGCGATCCCGATGGCGGAGACGAGCCCGATCAGGGCGGCGAGCCGCCTGCCGATGGCACGGTGGCCAAGTCTGGCCGTCGCGCAGCGGTGAAGAAGACGAAGGGTCGCAAGTAACACGTGCTCTCGAGCGCGGATCTACTCACGCCGGCCGGGGAGATCGACGGGGCGCAGTTCTACCCATCGCTCTCCTCGCTCGACGTGTCCGCGCTCATCGACGCGTACGCCACGCAGGGCTACGCGAAGGCGACCGAAGCGGGAATCAGCGACTCGGGAACCGCCGACAAGATCGCCCGCAAATTCGCGTACTACCGCGCTTGGTCCGATGTCGTGAATCGTCTCACGCTCTCGCCCGCGTCGGCGTCACTCGCCGGCGATGTGTCGACGAGCTATTTGCAGACCCAGATCGACGAGTGGATCACGAAGCGCGATTCGTGGCTCGCGGATTTCCAAGCGCTGATCCCGACCGAGACGCCCACGCGCGCAGTCTCGCGCACGGTCGTCACCGCGCCGGTGTTCTAGAATGACCGCGCCGCTACTCCCAGCTGCGACACTCGCGAACATGCGCGCGCTGCAGGAAGCGAACATGCTCTCCGCGTGCGACCTCATCGCGTTCACGAACACGCGGGGGCCCGGCGGCACGACCGTTCGAACGCCGGCGGTTTTGGCGACGGTGAAGTGCCGCCTCACGATCGCGGGCAGTGCGCTTCCGATCGTGGCTGCGCAACCGACGCCCGCAGGCGATTTCGTGCTCTTCCTCCCCTACGGGACAGACACGAGTGCGGCCGAGCGGTACGTCGTGCGCGGGCCGGACGGCGCGGCGCCGGATTGGACGATCGAGCTGACCGATGCAGGACTCGACGAGCCGCGCACGTACGCGGCCTCGCACCGCGTGCGCGTCAAGCGCGCCGACACCGTGGAGGTCTGACCATGGGCGGACGAGGCGGCGGTGGCGGACGCAGCGATGGGGGCTGGCGACATCTCGCAGACGCACGCAATGCCGGGCGCGCGCCCTCGCCACCTCCGGTCATCCCCTTCCCCGTAGTTCCGGGAATCCCACTGATCGTCGATCACGTCACACGTCGGAACAGCACGTCTGCACCCGGCGGCGCGAGTGACTACGGCGGGATGTGGACGACCTCGAGCGGGGTCATTGGCGTGCGCAACAACGCACTCTATGCGCCGAATGGATTGGGCGGCGATCTCGCGTGGATGGATGCGGGCAAGCAGCCGTCACGAGTGCTCGGCACGATCAACAGCCCGGACTACGCGAAGTATCCGCCGCTGCTCGTCGTGCGATACATCGATGCGCTGAACTATCTGTACGTCCGCGCACAGGCGAGCAATCACAAGCTCGCGCTCTACTCGATGGATGCGGGCGTGGAGACGCGCATCACGGGCACGTTCGATCCCACGCTCGTCGACGGAGTGCCGTCCGTCGTCGAAGTCGACTACAGCATCCCGAAGTCTCTCATCGTCTACGCCGACAACATTTTCGGCATCGGCGTGACGCTCTCGCAGACCCTCTCGAACAAGTTCCTGAGCCAGACCAAAATCGCCGTCGGCTTCATGAACCTGACGAGCGGGCCCGTCGTCGCCAACAACGGCGCGTCGGTCACCGACATCCAGGTGTACGGCTAATGGCGCGAGGCGGAAGGCCCGGACGCAGTGATCCCGGTATGGGTCGCATCGTAGCGCAGCGCAATCTCGGAGTGCAGCCGCTGCCATACCCGGTGATCACGCCACCAGTACAAAACATTGTTGGCCCGTCAGCGATCGTCGGTCCTCTTCTCTTTGTGGGATAACTCCAATGGCTATCACCCCGTTCGTTACCGGCGATGCGCTCACGCAAGCGCGCCTTGCGCAACTGGTCAATGAGATCACTTCGCTTACCGACAAGCGCCCGGCCGCGGCCAATGCTGAGGATGATGAGTTCGATGGCATCTCGCCCGGAGCAGCCTGGAGCCTCTACAACGCGGGTAGCAATCTCACGGTCTCGCTCAATAAGTCGCGCCTCATTTTGTCGCTTGCTCAGGCAGAGTCGGCGAGCGCAATGCGCGGCATCATGCGGGCGACTCCTGCAGCCGGTGCGTGGCGATATGAAATCACGGGGATGCGCAATACGATCTGGTTCGGTGGACAGATCGGGCTCGCAGTCAGAAAGGCCGGCGGCACGGCGCCCAATGTCGCAAATGTGACGACGGACAAGACCTCGTATCTGTGCATCGTTGGTGGGCAAGCGCCGACGCTGTACGTGCAGCGCTGGACCAACGCAAACACCTACAACACGTACGATAAGGGCGGACTGCAAGCGAACGGGCTTGCGGCGCAGATCAACGGATTCGCCATCGCCTTCGACGGGACTGACACGCTGCATTTCTACTATACCTGCGACAACGGAGCGAGCTGGACTTCCTTGGGGACTGTCTCAGCGACGACCGTGTGCGGTGGCGCGCCAGACTCAATCGGCCTCGTGATCGATGCCGCTGCCGGCCAGAACACCTATAACGACGGCGGGTTCGTGATGTCCGTCGAAGCGTTCCGGCGGGTGGCGTAGGGATGGCGACCGTCTACCTCGTCGCGGCCGTTCTCGCTCTGGTGCTGCTGCTGTCGCTTGCGAAGCTCGGCCGCGTCGAGGAATACCATCACGGCTTTTGGGGCATCGCGGTCATCGCGTTGCAGTGGTCGCTCGACGCGCCTGTGTGGCTCGCGTGGCTCGGCCTCATGCTGCTGCTCGACGACACCGTGCAGCATTTCGTCGAAGCGATTGGCCTGCGTCCGCGCATGGCGGATTTCACGCCCATTCACAAGCTGGGAGCGTGGCTCATGGGACTCAACTGGAAGGGCATGGGCTGGTACGCGCCCGTCGGTATCGTCGTGCTCCTGGCCGCAGCTGCGATCTTCTGCGCCATCCACTGGGGCACCTGAGTCGTGGCGTACATCTCCGCCGAGTTCAATGCCGAAGTCAAAGTCATCGGCATTGATGGATTAGAGGCCCGACTCGCGAAAGGCGGGAAGGCCGCGCGCGCCGCGATCTTGAAGGTCGTCGGCGAGTCGGCCGCGCGCATCCATCAGCGCACAGTCGATCTCTGCCCCAAGCGCACCTTCTACATGGCGGAGCACGTGCGCACGGACTTCTCGGAGGGCGGCTTCATCTTCGAGACGGGCTGGGACGCGTCCGACTTCTTGGGCACCGTCGACGAGCGGGGACAGCCGCGCAGCTTCTATCCGTTCTTCGTGGAATTCGGCACGCGCCACATGGCCGCGCAGCCGTCGCTCTCGATCGCGTTCCTCGAGGAAGAGCCGCGCTACAAATCGGAGCTCGACGCTGCGCTCCGCCGCGCGCTCGAGGGATAGCCGATGATCACGCGTCGATCCACGCTCCCGCCGCTCACGATTGCCATGGTCACGGCGATCGAGGGAAGCGCCGCGCTCGATGCCATCCTCGCCGGCGACAAGGTCTACAACACGATCGTGCCGCCAAACTCGCCTCTTCCCTACTGCGTGCTCGGCCTCGCGCAGGAGACGAGCGACGACCTGTTCAACGAACCGGGCAACGCCTCCAGGCAGCAGATCCACTTCTGGGGTCGGAACGCGCTCGCACTCGGCAACATGGAAATGCTCGCCATCTACGATGCGCTCTATGGGCTCTTCCACGAGCAGCCCATCGCGATGACGGGATTCAGCTACGTCATCGGCTCGCTCCAGCTGATCGCGATCACCGAGGATCAAGACGGCGAGACGCTGCACGGCATCGCCGACTACGCCATCACGAGCCGACAGGAATGACGAACGACGAAACGCGGCACGCGATCGATGGCCTGATGCGCCAGGCCGTTGCTCTCGGCGCCATAGCGGATGCTATATTGGTACAGTGTCAGATGCTGCGAGGATCACTCGCGCCTGCAACTGCATCGGACACGTCTACCGTGGATGCTGCGCGCGCGAACATCGCGCCGGCGCCTGGGCAGGAGACTCCCGAAGGGGCTGAGGTCGAGCCACCTACCTTCGGTCGAGCACGTCCACCACGGAGACCGGAGTCATCCTCGTGAACAAGCCGAAGAAGAGCGCGCCGCACGCATCCGAGAAGCACGTCGCCGAGAAGCGCGCCTCTCATGAGCGCGCATCTGCGCCCCCGATGACGCCGCGCGAGAAGGAGCTGCACGACATCCTCAACCCGCCGGCGTCCGCGACATCTGGGCCCACGCTCGCCGAGCTCAAAGCCGCGCGCGAGCAGGAACTGCACGACAAGATCAACGTCCCTGAAGACAAGAATTATCGGCCGACGATCAGAACGCCTCTCGGACGCAACCCGAAAGCCGATAAGTCGAATGTTTGAGGCTCGTGTTTGAGGATGCATCGGCAATGACGGCAGCCTCGCGTGTGAGGAAGCTGGCAGCCCGTGCGTCCGCGCACCCGCAGAGCGAGGGCGCTGCCCGACTGCGCGCGCGCCGCCATGGACGTGGCGACGTAGCGGCGACCGTTGGGGTCCACGATGTCGGCGCGATGGGGAGGTCCCTGAGCGCCGTCCACACCGACACCGCGCATTCCACGGGCGACGCCTCCGCGTCGTAAGCCCGCGCGCACTACTCGCTTTGTAGGTAGGAGGTACTCCCCATGGCAATCGGCACCACGTTCCTCGGCTCCGCCGCGATTATCAGCGTTGCGCCGAATACCGGAACGGATGACGCACCGGTGGCGGGCACGTATGCGCCGCTGTCGAAGATGAACCAGATCGGAAAAACCTCGACGCGCAACTCGACGTCCGAGGCCGTGTTCATGGAAGCGGATCAGATCGTCACCTACGGCCCACGCGACCAGTCGTGGACCTTGGGTGGATTCATTGCGGCAGGCGACACAGGGCAGGATGCGCTCAACGACGCAGAGGCGTCGAACGACATCGTGTTCATCAAGGTGCTCTACAACGGCACCGACGGATTTTCGCAGGCCGTGCGCGTTGGCACCATCACGATCGGCCTCACGCCGACGGGCGTTCCGACGATCACCTACGCCCTCGCAAGTGCGGCGCCGGCGGTCATTGTGGGCGACGGCCCGCTGCACTAGCAGACGATTACGCACCACTGAAACGCGGCTCGCGCGTGTACGCGTGCGCGTCACGCGCGAGACCGCACTCACCTTGCTCAGGGAGCAACGGCTATGGAAGGCGATCAGACCGAAGTAACGGAGACGAACGAGAACGAGTTCGCGAGCAGCGGCCCGACCCTCGTCAGCGGCAGCAAGACGCGGAAGCGCCTCACGAATCGCGAGATCATGTCCGCAAACGATACGGAGACGCGCGACGTCGACGTGCCCGAGTGGAATGGCTTCATCACGCTCAAGGGCCTCACGTCGAAAGATCGCGACGCGTACGAGCTCGACATGAAGCGCGATAAGAACGGCGACCTCAAGAACAAGAACGTGCGCGCCTCGCTCGTCGCGCGTATGGCGGTCGACGAGCATGGGAACCGCCAGTTCTCCGACGAGGATGCCGCGTGGCTCGGACGGAAGAATGCCGCCGTCATGGACCGTCTCTATCTCATCTGCACTGAGATGAACGGCATGACGAAGAAGGATCAGGAGGAGATCGAGGGAAACTAGACTGCCGGCCGTGGCGCCGATTCCGAATAGAACTGGCGATCGAAAAGCTCCACCGACTGCCGTCGGAACTCGACCACGTACCGGCGTGGGAATTGGCGGAAATCGCCGCGTACTACGCATGGAAGGAGCATCAAGGCGAACGCGAGCAGGACGAACAGGCGGAGCGTGACGGCGCCGCGTTCGCGCAGGAAATCGTCCGCGAAGGAAAAGGTCAAGGCTCAAAGACTCCCGTGATCGAGACGCCACGGTGACACGCGAGAGGACACGCGAACCGTAACGCTCGATCGAACGCACCATCGGGGGGCTGGGCCGAGTGGCGACTATCTACCGACTGGTCACACAGCTTGCGGCGGATCCGGCTCCGATGGAGGCGGGATTCGCGCGCGCCCTCAACTCCGCCAAGGACTTCGCGCGCTCGGCGGCGGCGGTGTTGGTCGCCCCGCCGCGCAACGCGCTCGGCCAGTTTACGAAGTTCGGCACCGACGCAGCGGCGAGCGTCGTGTCGGCGCTGCAGAAGACCTTCGAGCAGCGCCAGGCCCAAGCCTTCGAGGCGCTGGCGCGTGGCTCCATCACGCGTCCGCAATTCGAGCAGATGGGTACGGAGTCGGCGACGGCATTCAATACCGCGCTGCTCAACAGCATCTCCAAGCTCGACGCGAAGAAGACGCTGTCACCGGAGGTGCGCACGACGCTGGTGAACGGACTCAAGGAGGCAGGCATCGCCGCCGGCAATGAGTTCGCGAACGGCTTCACGCAGGTGGGCTCCAAGCTCCGCTCGCTGGGCCGCGACTTCACACAGATCGGCATCGAAGCGTCGCTCGTCCTCACGGCGCCATTGGTGGCGGGCGCCAGGAAAGCGGTCGACGCAGCGGAGCAAATCTCCAAAGCGCTCGATCGCATTCAGGTCACGACGGGCGCCACCGGCGCCTCGCTCGACTCACTAGAGTCGAGTTTCTCGCGGCTCTTCCGGTCGCTCCCCAACTCCGCCGACGACACGGCACGAGCCATCAGCGGGATCGAGGTGGCCACCGGCGCGACTGGCCCCAAGCTCGAGGCGCTGGCGACGCAGGTGCTGAACTTGAGTCGCATCACCGGCACGGAGCTGCCCGGCAACGTCGATTCGACGCAGCGCGCGTTCAAGGCGTGGGGCATCTCGATCGATGATCAGGTGCGGAGTCTGGACACGCTGTTCAAAGTGTCACAGGCGACAGGAACGACCGTGGGCTCGCTCGCGGATTCGCTGGGCCACTTCGCGCCGGCGCTCCAGCAGTTCGGGCTCACCTTCTCCCAGTCGGCGGCGCTCATCGGGCAGTTCCAGAAGAACGGCATCGATGCGGACTCGATTCTGACGACGCTCCAGACGTCGCTCTCCAAGTTCGCCGAGAAGGGCATCGACGGCTCGCACGCGCTGCAGCTCCTGATCGATTCGCTCAAGACTGCGGGCTCGGATGCCGACGCGATCAATCTCGCCTCGCGCATCTTCGGCCCGCGCCAGGCGGCGCAGATCGCCGAGGCGGTGCGGAACGGCTCGCTCAATATCCAGCAGCTCACCGACAACGTTGCGGCGTCGGCGACGACGATCAACGACACGGCGAAAAAGACGGATGCGTTCGGGACTGCGATGAGCCTCTTGGGGCACACGGTCACCGATGCCGCGCGTCCGATCGGCGAGACGCTGCAGCGCGCGTTCGTGGCGCTCTCGCCGATGCTGACTTCTGTCGCGAGCGGTATCGGCGCGATGGCGACGGCCTTCGCGTCGCTGCCGCCGTTCGTGACGAACACGCTCACCGTCGTGCTTGCGGCGGCGGCGGCGTTCGGCCCCTTGGCGCTCGTCTTCGCGGGACTCACGAAGGCGACGGGCGCGATGGCGCTCGCCTTCGGCATCTTGAAGCAGGGCATCGCCTCCACGGCACTCACGACGATCGGCACGCAGGCGGCGACCGCCACCACGGGGCTCACCGCAGCCGCCGGCGCGACGTCGTCACTCGCAGCGGGCCTCAATCTCTTGGGCCGCACGGCGCTCGTGGGCGTCATTCTGGGCGCTATCGCGTTCGCGGTCAATGATCTGACGAAAGCGAGTCGCGAAGCCGCCCAGCGGCTGGACGACTTCAAGCATTCGCTCGAGGGGCTGTCCGAACGGCAACTCCAGATCAAGACCGACCAGCTGCGCGACGAACTCGCGGCGCGGCAGAAGCAGATCGACGACCTGCGCGCGTCGGCCAACCCGCCGGAGGGATTCTTCTCGCAGCTGGGACGGACGATCGCCACGGGCGACGACGCGACCGGCGGCCAGACGGGCTCGCAGGCGTTGCAGGCGCAACTCGAGAGCGCGAACGACGCGACGAAAGCGCAGATCGATGCGACGACCGCCGCCGCCGAGGCCGCGCACAAGGCGTTCGTGAAGGCAACCGCCGACGCGAAGGCGTTTCAGGATCAGGTGAACGCGCTCCTCCAAGGCACGGGGAAGTTCGTCACCGTCGATCCCACGGGGAAAATCCACGGCTCGCTCACGGCGCTCAAGAACGAGCTCGCCGGGCTGCAGGAGATCGCGTCCAAGGGCATTCCGCTTCCGAACATCAGCACGGGTGTCTTGGACGCCGCGATCCAGCATCTGCAGACCACCATCACGCAGATGGAGAACAAGGGGAAGGCCGGACTGGGCGACATCTTCGACCAGCTCTCGCCGTCGGTCATCGCGCTCGATCGCCAGGTGACGGCCTTGGTCTCCAAAGCGCAGAACCTTGGCGGTCCGCTGGCGCAGCTGTCCAACGCGAAGCTGAGCGCGTCCCTGCTCACGGATCTGGCGAGTGTGAATCGTCAGTTGGAGGCGCTCGGCGATTCGACGAGCCTGGATGCCGAGAAGCTGCGTGCGATGCAGAAGGCGCTCCAGTCCACGGTCGCCGCGCAGATCGGCTCGAACGTGAACAACTCGGGCGCGTTCAAAATCGATATCGATGGGCACATCAAGGCCATCACGGTCGACCCCGACGCCGCGGCGGGCGTCGTCGCGGATATCGCGAAGGGGCTGGAAGCCGTGCACGCGGCGGCCGAGCAGGCGGCAGCGCAGCAGCTCAACCTCGAGCGCGTGAGCGCGACGGGGAATCTCCGTGATATCGAGCTCGCCGGCATCGCGACGCAGGTCGCCTACCAGAAGGCGCGCAACGCCGAGGATGCGTTCCGCGCCACGGTGGACAAGTCGAACATCTCCATCGAGCAGCAGAAGGCTGCGCTCTCGGCGATGCTCGCCGAGGTCGCGCGCACGGGCGTCGCGCAGGACAAGATCAACGTCGCCATCGGGCTCGACCCCGACGACGTGTCGTTCATCGCGAACGACGTGCGCGACATGCTGGCGAAGCTGCCCAAGCCAGAGTTGGGACTCAAGGTGTTCGTGGATCAGCTGTCGCTTTCGAATGCGGTCGACACGCTTACGGCCACGCTCACGCGGGCGGATATCCAGGCGCTCGCAGGCGACAAGATCGGTGCGCAGATCACTCGACAAGCTGGCATCGACGCGCTCGCGCAGCAGTTCCACGACCTCGCCAAGACGATGGACTTGACCAATCCCTCGCAGGGGGACTTGGACACGTTCTTCAAGATTCAGGCGGCGGCGAGCAAGCTGGGCATCTCGCTCGACGCGCTGCAACAGCGATTCGAGGACCTCAGCGCCACTGGGAAGCTCGATCGCCTCACGGCGGCGTTCGCGAGCGCCACGACGGCGGCGCTGGGGACCGACAACGCGGTGGCGAAGCTCGCCGAAGGACTCGCGAGTGGCGTCGACGCGGCCATCAAGCTGAGTCACGAAATCGATGCGCTCAGTCGTGGCGGCGGGTTCGACAGCGTCATCGCCTCCATCAGCTCGATCGGCAATATCGTCGGCGCGGTTGGCGCCATCGGTTCCGTGCTCGGCACGCTCTTCGGACCGAGCGCGCTGGACAAGGAGCACGATCAGATCCTTCAGGCGAACAATCAGGCGCTCAAGGATTTGAAGGGGTCGCTGGATCGTGAGGCGGGAACGGCCGGCCGGATCGATGACTTGGCGCGCGCGATCTCGCAGACGACGACGCAAGCCTTCCACGATCTCGTCGCGAAAAACAGCGCTGGCGGCTTCGATGTCACTGATCCGACGAAGGCCGTCAAGGACGCGCTCTCGACGGAGCTCTCGCAGTTCGGGCTCTCGCTTGATCAGGCAGAGGCAGCGGCCAAGTCGCTCGGCATCACGCTGCTGGACAGCAAAGGGAATCTCGTCGGGCTCAAAGCGTTCGGCGATGCGCTCGCGCTGGAAGCGAAGATCATCACCACGCTCGGCAATGACCTAAGCACACAGCAGAAGCTCATCTCGGTGCAGAACGCCATCAGTGGCAAGCCGACGACCGCCGCGAGCACGCTGCAGGATCAGATCGACGCCATCGCGAAGGTGGCGCCGACGATTGGTCAGACCTTGGAGGCGGCGAACGAGCAGGGCGCGACCGCGCTCCGGCAGGCGCTGCAGCATCTTGTCGACGGTATCAAGGCCGGCACGATCGCGTTGAGCGATCTGGGTGGCTTCGCGAATGTCGCCGACTTGCTGGATGCGCTGGGCACCACGGCGGATGATCTCAACGCGCTGAGTTCTGCCGCGTCGAGTGTCACCGACGCGCTGCTCAACGTGCCCGCGGGCTTCAAGCGCGCGCTCACCGAATTCAACTCGCAGCTGCCGCAAGCGCCGCCGGGCACGCCGACGACGCCCATCGTGCAGCCGCCACCGCCGCCGCCGACGGACACGACGCCCACGCGTCCGCCTGATACCACGGGGCCGCTCTTGGCGCTCGTCCATCAGCTCTTGGGCCCGCAGCCCGGATCGCTCACGGCATCGCTGGAGTCGTCGCTCGACAAGCCCACCGATTCGCTCACGCGGCTGTCCGTGTCCGCGAGCGATGTGGCCGATGCGCTCGATCGGATGCTCGGCGCGACGCCGACGCATGTCGGACAAAGCTCGAACGGCGTCGTGGGCTCGTCGCCGCTCAATCTGTTCCCCGAAAGCGCGTCCACGCCGGCGCGGCAAGTCGTGGTGCACGAGCACTACAACTTCGGCGACGTCACGGTCATGGCGAAGGACGGGCAGACGATGGAGCAGGCATTCGACGAGCTCAAGCTCGTCGTGCGCAAGCGCTCACGGCAGCTCACAGGGAATTCGATGGACGTCCTCGCGGCATTCCAGAGAGGATAGGAGAGAGACGATGCCGAGCATTCGCTGTTTCGTTCTCGAGCCGACGGGGCGCGCGCAACGGTCACTCAGGCGCTACGTGTCCTCATCGGACAAGACGCGCGCGTGTCCCCTGCCCTTCGGCTACCACGATGCGAGCCGCCCGTTCGATGTCGTGCGCGTACGCCGCGCAGCGAATGGGACGTGGCGCATCTCGAGCAGCGGCGCGCCGCCGCATCGTGATCGGCAATGGCCCAAGCGGTGCGCGTGCGGCTATCGCTTTCTCGCCGATGACCAGTGGCAGCTATTCTCGGAGGTCATTTACAGGCGCACAGATACCCGCGAAGAGATGACGCTCAGGGAGGCGCCCGTCGGCGCGATGTGGAACGCCGACTGGATGTCGTCGTTCAACAAAGGGGCAGACGGTCGGTGTCTCGTCGTGAAAACGCCGGGCGGCGAATGGATGGTCGACGGCGATTCCTACAATTCGGACGGCACGCTGCAGCACTCGCCCGGCTGGACGCGGAGCGGCGAGTGGCCCGACGTCACCGCATCGCCGTCGATTCTCATGCACCGCGGCGGCTATCACGGCTGGCTTCGCGGCGGCTATCTGGTGGACGCGTAAATGTCTGCCTTTCTCACGCTCGATGGCACCGACTTCCAAGTGCAGACCGCCGGCGCGACCGAGGGCGAGCCCACGTACGTCGGCGAGTCCGCGCGTGCGTTCGATGGCTCCTACCGCTCTGGGATCCGCGGGGCGAAACGCACGTGGACGTTCACGCTCCGCTCGATGCCGCAAGCAGACTTGGCCGCGCTCAAGACGCTGGTGGGGCTCGAAGCCTCGCTCACGGCCACTGGTGAATTCGTCGGCGGCGAATCGGTGCCGGTCGTCGCGCGCATCGGATCGACGCCGTACACGCAGGACGGCGTGACCTTCAAGCGCGTCGCCACGCTGACATTGATCGAGAAGTAATGGCGCGCACCATCACGAGCGACGAGCGGGACTTGCTCGCCTCCGATCACGCGAATTTCTATCTCCGCGTCGAGGTGAAGGACGGCGCGGACGCGTGGCGCGATCTTACCGACGAAGGTGACGTCAACTACGTCGAGTCAGTCACGTTCGGCGAGACGATCGACGCGCCTACGGCTACGGGCTCGGTCACGCTTACGCGCGAGCAGGGCGGACTCTCGCTTTCCCCACTCATCACCGATTCGCCGCTCAACTTGAGCGCGGGCGACTACGCTCCGCTGCTTGACTTGGGACGCGCGATCCGCATCTCCACCGCCGTGACGCTGCCCGACGTCGCGCCCGTCTCGGGCGACTGGAAGGAAATGTTCTTGGGGCAGATCACGGATGCCGATTGGGCATCCTCCCCGATGACGCTCACGATCGCGGATCAGGGGAGCTATCTCCTCGATGCGCAGATCGAGACGGTGCGCACGTACGGCGCCGCCGGCGGCGTGCCCGTCGAAGCCGAGATGCAGCGCATCTTGGATGACAACATGGGCGCGGGCACGGTGACGCTCTACACGCCCGTCTCGCCGACGTGGAACATCCTCCCGTACGACCAGGCCACGGGCGGCTTGCTCGATGCGCTTCGCGCACTCGCGCTCCAGATCGGCTGGGACGTGCGCTATCGCTACGACTCGTCGGGCGTCTCGCGGCTCACCTTCTTTTCCGTCGATCGCGCGAAGACCGTTCCTGACTTCACGATTGGGCCGAGCGAGTATCTCAACGTCCAGAAGCTCGCGATCAGCGACGCAGACATCATCAATGTCGCCAAGGTGAATTACCAGAATAAGACATCGTTGGTGATTGGGTCGGCAATTGCGTCGGACGCAGGCTCGATCGCGGAGTTCGGGCGCCGCTACATGGAGATCGGCGAGGGCTCCTCAAGCAATATCGACACCGCCGAGGAAGCGCAGAGGATGGCAGACGCCGCCGTCGCGGATCTCGCGCAGCCACCAGCGGATCAAGCGATCGAACAGTTCTATTTCTGGCTTGTCCAGCTGGGCGATCTGGCCGGGTATCTCGCCAATGGCGTGCACTACAATGAGGATCAGGCGTTCGGCGTTATCTCGTATCAGCACACGCTCTCCATCAACACGCACCGCACCACGATCGCTGTGCGCGGCAAGATCGCGGGCGCCTATCGTCAGTGGCTGCTCACGCGAAATGGCCAGTTCTCGGGGCAGATCACGACGGGGCCCGCGCCGCTCATCTTCCCGCCACAGGGCGAGCTCCAGGCATTCGAAGACCCTGCACGCGATGGGATGATCTGGCAGCAGGTGCGCTTCGACAAGCTCACCAAGTTCATCGACCTCTACGCGTTCGAATCGGCTACGTCTCCGACGCCGATCCCCGCGCTCTCGTCGATCGATTCCTCCTACCATCTCCAGCGGCAGGACGGCGACCAGTGGAATGGCGATGACGTCGACTTCATCGTGGGCGTGGCGACGCGCGCGAATTACTACCGGAAGGTCATCGGGATCGGCATCGGCCCCGACGGCGATCGCGGGCCCATGATCGTGCAGGAAGTGCAAGCGGTCGACGTTGGCGCGGGACCGACAGCGCCGCCCTCCGCGCTCGCGTTCGTCCCCGCCGAAGCGAGCAACCGGCTGACGTGGACGGTGGGTGATGCGGACGCCTATCACATCGTGTTTAGGAACGGCATCGGTAAGGTGCTCCAGCCCGGCGTCTCCGCGTTTCTCGATTCGAACATCCAAGTCGACATCGCGCACACGTACGAGATCTGCGCGTGGAAGAACGGGCAGACGAGCGCGAAGTTGAGCTTCGGGACGGCTGGCCCAACGGCCGGCGGATCAGGCGCGCCGACGTGGCAAGCGGGTTACCCGCTCCCGATTGATGAGAACGGCGTCGACTTCCGCTGGGACTGTGATCCCGCGACGACGGAGATTGCGATCGAGGTCTCGCCCTTCACGATCGTGGGACTCTTCTATCCAATCCAAGTCTTCACCGATGGTGGTCACATTCCATCGGGCGCCGTCACCGACACGAGTCAAGCGCGGGGCACGCGGATGCAAGTCAGGCTCCGTGCGCTCGTCGCCGGCGTCTATAAATATTCGGTGCCCATCTACGTCACGTGGGGCGCGTCGAAGAATGCCCTGCCGACATTTGAGGACGGCACGCCGTGGCGGACCGTGAGCGAGACGACGTTCAGCTGGGCGTCGAATGCCCCGTTCCTCCTCATCAATCCCGCAGTCACGATGCAGGTCTGGGCGCAGGTCGTGGCCGGCGGTCCCATGACGATGCTGTATGAGGAGACGGATCTCGCGCTCGCACGGAACGGGACGTTCGTCTATACCGCCGGTGACTTGGCGGGGCTCAACGCGCAGCTGATCGCCACGTACCTCGTGGGCGGCAGCGCCTACGGTCGCGTCGTTCGCATTAACGGGAGCCTCTGACAATGGCAGCGCCACCGATCAAAGACACGACGGGACGGCCAGCGAAGGAACTCTTGGGTGCGACCGCCGATGATCCACTCGCGGGCGGCATCGGGAACCTGTTCGATCTGCTCTCGCGCGCACGCATCGTCGCGTACTGGTTGGCGGGGACCGGCGTCATTCCCGCAGGGTTGGGTAGCGGCGCGCTCTCGCTCACCACGAGCGGCAATCATGAACTCTTGGGGCCCGTCGACTCTGGCAGCGAGCCGACAACGCTCGAGGCGCAGGAGCGCCATCGCTGGCACACCACCGCCGAGACGAATCAGGAGGCGGGCGTTGTTAGCGCGCCGTTCATCTTTCCGACGTCGGAGACGAGCGGCGCGCCCGGCTGGGGACTCTTCGCGCGTGTCACGCATCTCGCGAACGGCGACGGACCGCGCTACTTCGCGGGCCTCTACTATCCGGGCGCGCTCACAAACGTTGATCCGACGTCCGATCCCGGTGGCATTCCCGGCACGCTCGACGATCCTGCCATCCAGGTAGGCATTCGACTCGACGATGGCGATACGAATTACAAGTTCTCCTACTCGGCGGGCGGCGACAGTGTGAGCCCCGGCTCGCGCACTGATGTGGACTTGGGCGTCGCAGCCGCGCATGGCCCCGCAGACGAGCAGGTCTTCGATCTCACCATCGTGTGTCTCAATGGCGTCGCGGGGTTTCGCTGGCGCGTCGTGAACGCGAACACGGGCCTACTCGTCGGCTCAGGGATTGTGACGACGAACGCGCCGCCGGCGACGCACCCGCTCGCGTTCGCGGTACTCGGCAACACCGTTGCGGCGACGACTGGCGTCGCTGTGGGCGTCGTCTACATGGTGACGGTGATGGAGCACATCAACGCGTTGATCGTGAGCGGGCCGTCAGGGTCCGTCGACGACGGCGGCGGTGGTGGCGGGGATGACTCGCCCCCGCCAACGGACTGGCCGTGGCATGAGGAGTTCACGGAAAGCGATTACGCGGCCTTCTATGCCAAGTATTCGGACGGCGGCGCCATCGGCCCCGCGCCCGATCCGCTGACCGTCGGCAGCGACGTCGTCATCACGGGGGGCGCGATCGAGGTGAAGGGGAATGCGACCCCGTACCAGATCAGCATCGGCCTGAACAGCCTCACGACTCCAGCGCGCGAGTTCTGGGTCAAGGTGGAGATGGAAATGGTGGGCGGTGCGTTCGATACCGCGCACGATCCCGTCTCCGTCTTCGCGTACTCGGATAGCACGTCGCTCGAAGCCGACATGACGACGGACATTTTCGGCAACTCCAGTCCCTTCCCGTATTGGGTCGTCGTCTATCCGGCCTTCACGCACGGGGCCACGGCTGTCAATCGAGCGCTGCCCGCCGGCACGCACACGTTCATCATGTGCCTGAGCGAGGACAGCTCGACGGTGCAGCGGGGCGAGCTCTGGGTCGATGCGACGGCGGGCGATACCCCGGCGAGCAATACGACGGCGAAGACTTCGGGCGACGGATTCTCGACACTCACGTTCGGGCTCTTCGGGCCGACGGATCCCGCGCGCACGCTGCGCGTAACGGATGTCTCCTTCATCGCTGGCGACCGGGCAAGCGACCCGTTCTCCATTCTCTAACCCTCCGCCGTGCGAGCATGGCCAATGAATCGACGAGGCACGGTGCGTGTGGCGGCAGGTGTAGGGACGGCGCTCGCCGGCGCGGTCTGGGGGGCGATGGAAGTCATTCCGGAACCGCATGGCAGCGTCTTTCCGCAAACGTGGAGCGGCGTCGCCCTCTGGATCGGGTTCGTCCTCACCACCTGCGGCTTTCTGTGGCTCATCTTCGGACCGTTCCTCAAGGAACGGCTGCGACGCTTTTTGCAGGATGCGGAGACGTTGCTGCTCTTGACCAAGCTCCTGGGGGACATGCTGCAAACGCCCGATGTCGGGCGCGTCATTAAGGCTGTCTGTATCGCGCAGTTTCCCGAACGGTTTGAAGAAACGGAAGAAATGTGGAGCCGGATCGTCGAGCTCGAACGAGAGGTGACCAGCGTGAGACAAAGTTTCGCGGAAGTCGTAGAACCGTCGCTCGAGCGCATCGAACAATCGACGCGCGGGCTCGAGCAGCAGCTGCGGGAGGCGCGGGATTCCACTGCGCAAGCGCTTGAGAACGCGGTGCAGCGCGTCCGCGATGAATTTCGCGATCACGGCGGCCGTCGCATGAATCCCCGTTGAATCGGGTGCGTCCGCTCTATCGCGGACAGTCGTGTGTGCTATTATTCGGTACGCGATAGCGCACGCTACGGAACACAATGCATCCCTCGAGCGAGGCAGCCATGCAAATACTCGACACGGCGATATCCTGGGCGCGTGCAAACCTCAACATCGCTGCCGGTGCGCTCGCCTTCGGCGTCACGCAGTGGCTGCTCACCATGCTCAAGCTGCAATATCTCTTGGGTTTGGCGACGGCGATTGCCTACCTGGTAGGCCGATTCGTCGAGGTCGCGCTCACCCCGAAAGTCCCGGCGTTTAGCGCGCCGCAGCCGCTGTACCGCCGGAAGCACTAGAGTGATGCAGTCGGAGGCGGTCATCGACTCGGCGCGGGCGATCATGGCGCTCCACCACTCCTACACGACGGCGGGGCTCATCGTCGCTCTTGTACTGGAAGCCGTGGTGATCGCGCTCCTCCTCTGGCATCGCGGGTGGGGATGGATCGCGACGGCGCCGTTGACGAACATCCGATTGGCCAATGGGATCGCCATGGCGTCGATGTTCATCCTCTCGGTAATGGCCGTCGGCTACGCGACCGGCACGTATCCGCCGGTCGAAGTCATTTTGGCGCTGGGGAGTTTCATCCTCCTCATGTGCGGGCTCGACGTCACGCAGTTCGGCATCAAGCGCTGGACGACCGATCCGAACGTGACGAGCAATCAGAACGTGCAGGCGGGCATTACGCCTGGCGCTCCGACGTCGCCCCCTGCTCCGCCGGCGGCGCCAGCGCCCGACATTCCCCCCGCTGTCGATCCGGCACCGATCGCGCCCGCGGTGATCACGCCGCCGCCTCTCGCCTCGCGCGCAAAGGCGTCTCTCCCGCCGCATAAATACGAGCCGGGGAATTGAGGTGACACGCTAGTGGCGTTTTCCGACCTGATTCCCTCGTCGGCCAAGTGGCTCGACCCAGCGGTGACTCCGCCGCTCCAGCTCGCGATCGTGAAGCGCGCGTATCTGGATATGGATATTGCCGAACATCCGCCGGGCTCCAACCGCTCCGCGACGATCGATCAATATTTGCGGGATGCTGGCGTGCCGGAATCCATCATCGCGAGTGGCCGCGGCTACTGGTGCGCAGCTGCGTTGGGCGCGTGGCATCGCTCGAGTGGTGCGCAGGTGCCGCCCAACTACGCCGACTGCGATTCGTGGGTGTCGTGGGCGAAAGAGAACGGGCTTTGGCTCGACGCGTCGAAGATCCCGAAAAACGCAAACAACAAACTCGCGGGCTATTCGGCGTTCTATGGTATCAAAGGCGACGCATCGCATTGCGGACTCATCACGCGATGGGACGATTACAAGCGCAACATCGAAGGCAACACCTCGAGCGGCACCTACAGCTCGAACGGCACGCTCGTCGACTCGAAAGACGTCTCCATGATTCGACTGCTCGGCTTGGTGCGTCCGATCGCGCGCGCGGCGTGATGTGATTCGCGAAAACGACGCGAATAAATTTGCTTGACGACTAATAGCGTTCGCTATATAGTGGCCCCAAGTTCTGATATATCTTTTTTCATCCACCCGCGGCGTACGCGGCGACGTCAATGTGCACACGCGCTTCCCGATCATGGATGCGGGGCCGCGAGTGCGCAAGCACATGATGTCATCGTTCGGTCTGTGGCGTGTGCGAGGGATGTAACCCACCGGCGTCTTCAGGATGTAGCACAGGCCACACGCGTTGTCTCCCTCTTTCGCAGGCGTCGCATGGGTCCACGGACGGCTACTCGTATCACTCCTCTCACCATCGCTCGGGTTTCGCTCGGCGTGATCGTCGGCTATGGAGCGGCGCTCACGGTGGCGTTCGCACTGTACTGGATCATCTCGTGCGTCTTGCGCTCTGCGGTGCGCGTATTATGATGGGCCTCCCGCGAGCGATCTGGGGTGTCCTCGGAATTGTCCTACTCGTGCTTGTCGCGCTGGGCTGGCTGCATCTGCACGATGCGCGGGTTCGCGATACCGCGCAGGCGCACGTGTCGATCGCAGCGAAGGACGATACGATCCACGTGTTGCGGGGCGCCGTCACATCATTGGGCCGTGCGATCAAGGCCGCCGATAGCGTTCTCTTAGCCGTCAAGGGCTCGGTCGTGCGAATCGCGTACGTACCGAAGGCGACGAGTGACTACATCGCGTCGCTCAACCATCAACTGGATAGTATGTCGTCGCTGGGTGGAACGACTGTGCCGATCACGACTGCCAGAAACTTTCAGACGCAATTGAACGCGTGCACGAAGGCGCGCAACGCAGCGGCAGCGGCGGCGATGATCGAAGAGGATGCGTGCGCGCGAGCCACGCGGCTGAGAGACGCCCAGATCGACACGCTCAAGGGAATCAATCGGCTGCTCGGTGATCAGCTCACGGAAACGCGCAAACTTGTCGGTCTCTCCACGCCACGATTCACGCCGTTCGCGGCGACAAACTATTCGCTCACCCGAAAAACATGGGATGCGGAGGGCGGCACGAAGATGCGCCTATTCGCCGGATTCCACGCGCGGGCACTCCTTCGCGTTGGGAACCTGGGCGATTCGGTGGTGGTGATGCGCGATTCTCTCGCAGTCCGCATCAAACACAGCTGGGATGTGACCGTGGGGGGGCTCTATGAATTCCGGTGAGCGGCCACCGCTGACGCTCGTACCGACGGGCCCGCGGGGACGTCGGCGGCAGCGGACGACTGCGAACGAGATGCTCGACGATGCGCTTGAGGATGCGCCGCTAGACCCGCGTGCCCACACGCTCCCGCGCGGCGTGCACGGAATGCCATTCGCGGATTCCGAGGGCGCGAGCGTGATCCTGCTCGTCGCCGTCACGTCCAAGGGCGTGCGGGTCTTCGAAGAGGAAGTGCGGACGCGCGGGCAACAAGCGCGAGCGATCGCAACGATGGTGGATATCTTGGACTTTCTGGACCCGCTCGAATCGCGGGCGCCCATCCAGATCGCTAACTAGCGCTCAAGCCGTCGCGCGAGCTCGCGAACGGACCTGCTAGGCGCGACGCTTCCTGGTGTCGCGCTTGGGCTTGGGCTCAATGGAGATAGAGGGATCGCGCTCCTGCCGCGAGAAGAACTCCGGCGGGACCACGGGCGTCGTGGCGCCCACCGTTGGATTTGTGGCGGATTTGGGGCCGAACTCGCCCGATTCCACCATGTTCTCGAGCCGCTCGAGATCCCTGCGCATCACGCGAATGGCCGCATAGGCGCCTGACTCGAACGTGTCGTCGTGCGCGCGTTCGCTACGGCCCGATATGAAATCGAACGTCACGCCGAATGAGCGCGCGAGTTTGGCCAGCGTATCTGCGCGCGGGTGGTACTTTCGCTTCATGATGTTGAATAGCGTCGGCTGCGCGATGCCTGTGTGACGCGCGGCGGCGGCCATATTCCCATCATGTCGCTGCTGTATCAGCAAGGCGAGATTGCTGGGATCGAACGCACGCGCTCGCGCGCGCGTCTTCGCCGCTTTCTTGTCTGGTATAGGCATCGCTATTAACTTGATAATGGAAACGACATACGCCACGGACGGCCGCGATCGCATTCGCGCGCGAATCGAGACGCGCGCTTCTCTGTTAATAGTTGAAACTATGACCAAAGCGGCAGTACGCAAGAGAAGGCAAGAAATGCCTACGTCAGCGTCTGGTAAACCCGCGTTTGCGCCGCTCCGCTTGAAGCTCCCTGGACGGCTCCGCGAACTGCGCGAGCGGCTGGGGATGTCCGAGTACACGGTGGCGGCGGGCATCGGCATTTCGCAGCCCACCTACCATCTCATCGAAACCGGGGTGACGGCGCTCTCCCTCTCGCGGCTGGGCGATCTGGCAGCGTTTTACGAGTATCCGCTGGCCATGCTCGCCAAGGGCTACGTGCTCACGGCGGCGGAGCAGAAGACCGTAGCGGCGGCTGAGCTGCTGCGCGCGCACGTCGTGAGCGAACCCGACCGGGCGACGGCTCCAGTGTAATTCCCCGGCCGTCGCGGCCTCACAACTGCCTGTAATGATTAATAGCGTCCCCTATTGCTTTAATAGAGGACGCTATTATATTCTATTGTGTCGGCGGTTTCCACAGACACGGGAGGGAGGATATGCAGACGGGCAATACGCGATTGATTCTCGGGAAAAAGCCACGCGACGCTGAGCGACAGCGCGCGACGGCTGAATGCCTCCGGTCGCAGGGATACGCAGTCACGGAGAGTTGCACGCTCGCTGGCGCGTACATCGTCGACACGAACGCCCCGCTTCGCATCGCACTGACGGCGAAGCGCCAAGCGCGCTCTACGGCGGCCACGTGAACTGCCAACGCAAGGGCACCAACGACGCGATAGCACTCCGCCTTCGCATGAATGAGCTAACGACGGCTGAGCTTCAGCGTGTCGTTAGCTCACGCGATCCGGAGAACCAGCGGAAATTTTCTTCGCCGCTTTCGATGCGAAAGGCAGCAGCGGCGATTCTGAAAATGAGGGGCGTCGCATGATCAACACCGCGCTGTATCGGCTCTCCTTCCCCATTCCGACTGCCGAAGAGATGGCAGTCTCGCGTGCGAACATGGCGCGTCTCCGCGAGACGCCCTGCCCTCCCGAATTCCTGCCCGACGGCATGACCGCCGAGCAAGCGCGCGAGATCGACGCGCGGGAAGCATCCGACGCGGCGGACGATCGCTGGCTCGACATGCAGGACGAGTAGTTCCCTTTCACCACAAGGACATGATTACAATGACGACCGCAACCACACCCGCGCACGGCACCACGCGCACGCCAACCGTCTCGCTCTTCGATCGCGCAACGGCCCTCGCGACCGTTGATCAATGGATCGAAGAGCACGCCGATGAGGTGATTGCCAACGGGGGCGAGCTGACGCCCGCGCTTGCGCAGGTACTCGAGCAGGCCGAAGGCGACTTCAAATCGAAGATCGAGCGCGTCGGCCTCAAGTGCAAAGAGTTTTCCGCGAATGCCGAGATCGCGAAGGGCATGAAAACCGCGATCAGCGCGCAAGCCTCCGCGATGTTGCAGCGCGAGCGCATGTGGGAGAATGCGGTGAAGTCGCTCAAGCAGTACGCTGGCATGTGCCTCGCGGCGGCGAATCTGACGAGCAGCAAGACGCCTGCGTGCACGGTGCGGATCCAGAACAACCCCGAGACACTGCGTCACGTCTACCAGCCGGGCGATCTGCTCGCGATCGCGGACGCTGCGGATGAATGCACACGCTCGCGCGACGCGCGCGATCCAGACTCCTACGCGCCAGAGCCGTCGCCGATCGCGCGATTCATCACGGTGACGCGCAGCGCGACGATCGACACGAACGCGCTGCTCCTCGCGATGCAGGCGCGGTACGTCGAGCTCATGGATGAGGCGGACGCGCTGGGCTGGCGCGACCTCGACGGCGAAACGATCGAGCAGCTACAGGCGATCGACGAGAAGGACCGCCCGGCCGCGATGAACAAAGCCGTCGATGCACTTCGCTCGGCGTATGCAGCTACGGAGATGCAGCGCGACTTCCCTGGCTGCACGATTGTCCGCGGCGCACACGTTCGCATTTCGTAATTCCCCGCTCCACCCGTTCCACTCTGCCTCAACCCTAGGACACCCAATGGCTACACTCAAGCTCGCACCCAACCTGCCCGTTCGCCTGGCCGTGAAGTACGTCGATGCCGTGCCGCCGAACGATCCGAAGTATGGCCCGCAGACGCGGCTCAAGATGGACAACGGCGACCTGCTCTATCTCAACGGCAAGGCGTCTGACACCCTGACGGAGCTATATCAGAAAGGCGTCATCGCGGAGATCCCGTCCGTGCTGCCGACGGTGCCCGGACAGGATAAGGTGAACGTCAAACTGCGACCGGGCGTGAAGGACGTCACACTGACGCTCGAACAACCTGCCGGCGAGAAGTACGGCACGGTGCGCGTCGCCGGCGGGAATGGCGCGCCACCGCCCGCGCAGCAGCCTTCTCCGGCCTCGCCAGCCCCGTATGTCCCGCCGCCGCAGGAGACGGGCGCTCCGCCGGCTAGCAGCGCGCACGTGGGACACATCGGCGGCCAGCCCGCGCGCGGCGGGATGTACACGAATCCGCTGTACGTCTCGATCGTGGAGTTTGTCTGCCGCGACATCGTGCCAGTGGTGCAGAACGGCTCTGGGTTGCGCATGACGTCCGAAGCGATCAGTGCGATGGTCGCGCAGGTGTGGATTCAGGAGTGCAAGCAGTAGCGCAGGAGCGGCGAGCGGGGGTGCCTTACCCCTCTCGCCGCGCTCCAATTAATTGTGTTCGCTATTGCATCTCTATCGGTTCACAATTAGATATCCGCGTCCTACCTGTCGCCTAATCGGGATTTCGCTATGCCAGGAATAGTCGTTCTCACCCGTGCCGCCCAATGAGTTCCCGACGGCACACGTCCGACGCGGAAGGGCCAGCGACGCGCAACGTGGCGCCTTTGGACTTCGGGCTCTTCGCGCCTCAAGCGCCCCTCAAGTTCGCGCAGGATGGACCGCTCAAGAGCATGGTGCGGCGGAATGACGGCGCTACCTCACGCGCCGCCGCGCTGGCCGTAGAGCCGCGCCTGAGCGAGCTGCAAGCGGACATCATGGCCGCACTGCGGCATCACGGACCGCTCACCGACGAAGAGCTCGAGCGGCTCCCCGAGTTCCGCATGTACGCGCCGTCGACCGTGCGCAAGCGTCGCACCGATCTATTCAAGATGGGGCGCGTCCGCGCGCTGAAAGAGAAGCGGCTGAATTCCACTGGCACCGCGCTCATGACGGTATGGACGGTGGTGGAATGACGCAGTGGGTGGCCGTCGACACGAGCATCGGTGACGATCCTCGCATCTGGAAGCTCGCAGACTCCTGTGGAGTCTCCGCGGAGGCTGCGGTCGGGCTCCATGTGATGCTCCTCGCGAAAGTCAGCGAGCATCGCCCTGACGGCGACCTATCGGTGTCGGATGGACTGCTCGAAAAGTGGGCTGGATGGCGTGGTATGCCGTACGCGTTCGCGCCTCACTATCGCGCACTCTTCCTCGATGCCGCCGGCAAACTCATCGAGTGGGACGAAGTCAACGGCAAGCATCTCAAGAAGTTAGCGAAAGAGCGCGAGCGCTGGCATGAGCGCAATCGCGACAAGTCGGCGGAGGAAACGCAGGAGCCGCAACAGAAAATCACGCGGAGTTCCAAGCCGTCACTCCGTGGAGGCTCCGCGGAGCCTCCACCCCCTACATCACATAACACTACAAGTACTTCTCTTCTCACCGCACGCGAACAGTTCCTCGCCGGCTTGAACGGGAGTCGCGCGGCGTGGGAAGCGCGCCTCACCGCCTGGCAATACGGCGGCATCCACTCGCTCGGCGCGACGGAAGCCGAAGTCGACAAGGCCCTTGAGGAGTATCTGCTCAACGGCAACGACCCCGCGAAGCCGAACGCGCGTCTTCTCGAGGCGATGATCCGCAAGGTCTTCGCCGATCGACAAGGGAACGGGCTTCCTGCTGCTCTAAGCCGCAGCGCGCGCACCGCCGCATCAGACGAGCCGGGCGAAGTCGCGTGGGGCAAAGTCCTCTCGGCGATCGCCGGCACGCCGTGGCGCTTTCTCCCCAGAGACACGTTCGACGCTCGCGAGTGGAAAGCCATCAACCGCGTCGGCGGATTGCTGGCGATCGCGGAGCGCGACCTCAAAAAAGAATCCTACATGAAACACGAATTCGTGAAGCACTACGTGGCCGCGCCTGCGGACGACGGCGACCGGCAGCCGCTCGCCGAGACAGCCACCGCGCAGATCGGGGGTGTGCGATGAGCGCCAGCGACTTCGACCCGTGCCCGAAGGGCGATCCAGAGTGCCTGACCGGAGACGACGGGAGTTGCCATGATGCGTGCGAGGCGCCAGCCGGACACGACGAATTGCGTGCAGTACTCGGCGGATTCGGTCGAGTCGCTGCGCAACTCAAGGCTGAGCGTGGAGTCGCCAGCGACGAGCCGCGCGAACTGTCCGCGATTGACTACGACAAAGTCTCCGGTACGTGGTCGACGCGGAAGATGACTGCCGAAGAGAAGCGAGATTTTCAAGCGCGGAGACTACGTGACCAGGTACGCGAGCTTGTCACAGTGGATAACGCGCAAATCCTCGCCGCCGTCCTCGCCGAAGTCGCGCGACTGGAGACGCAATCGTGGACGCCGCACGAGGATCATCTAGGGTTTCTCGTCAGGCGTGAGCGGTGGGAGAACATCATTCGCGCCGAGACGCACAAATTCACGCGCGATCTTCAAGCCAGCATCGACAACGACGGGCGCACGATTGTCGCCGACGCCGCTGTAGGTATCGCCGCGCTCGCGATCCTCCAAGCGAAGCGGCTCAAGGCGGGAGGCGCGTCGTGAGCGTGCGCCGACTGCGCTGGGGAGTTCGACAGAGCCATATCAGGACTCTGCCGTCGGGCGACGTGCTGCAGGTGCGCGCGTTCGGACTTCAGGTCGGGTACTGGCCATGCCTGCGGGGGCCGTTCGTCGCGCTCGCCGTCAATCGGCTGCGATACGAAGTCTGGTACGGCCTGCCGTCCTACCTCTCACCATCCGATATGCCCAACGCGAAGGTGCCGTCGTGAGTGCCGCCGCCGTCGAGTCGCACGCGGACGACGCGCCAGCGCCGCGCACGCCGATCTATCCCGTCGTCGCCGCGCGGGCGGACGATGCGCAGCTCGCGGAGGCCGAAGCCTTCCTCGAGGTCGTCTCTCGCTCGCCGAACGACACGAAGTGCGCGCGCTACTTGTCGCTGCTGCTCGCCGACGCGCAGTGGCACCGCACGATTATCGCGGCGCAGCTATGACGTACACGGTTCTCTACGGCTGCCCTGAGTGCGGATGTCGGTTCCGGCTCTCGAGCACGAAGGCCGTGCTCCGCAAAACGTTCGTCGACCACAAAGGCGGCGCGTACGCGCGCGACATGGCGCAGCAGCATCACGCCCGCGAGTACCCCAACTGCGGCGGCACGATGAAGTGGCGCAGCGCGCACCAGTCGGCCGCATGAGCCTCTCGCCTCGCCCCTCCGACGCCGAGCTGCTCTCGCGTGCGAAAGCGCAGCGCGATGCCATCGGTCTGCCATTTGCGCTCGTAAGCGCTGCGATCGTGCCGGGCCCAAACGCCATCGTCTCTGCGATCGCGGGCGATAAGAGGTCGCGGCGCGGCGAGAAGCGTGACGATCCCGAGGCGCGCGAGCAGCGCGCGCTCTTCGCAAAGATCGATGGACCGGACGGCGACTGTCTCCCCGAGTTGCGACAATGCTACGCCGTGCCGAACGGCGGAAAGCGGGGGATGCTCACGGCGAAGAAGATGAAGGCTGAGGGCGTGCGTCGTGGTGAGCTCGACATCAACCTTGACCTCGCGCGCGGCGGATTCTTCGGACTCCGGCTCGAAATGAAAGCCGAAGATGGTGCGCTCTCGGTGCTGCAGCTCAGCCGAGTGGAGCAACATCGAAAGAACGGCTATGCGGCAGAGGCAGCAAGCGGCGTCGACGAGGCGTGGCGTATCCTCGTTGCGTATGTCGCGATGCAGCCCACGAAGGTGGCCCGATGACGGTCCACGCGTGGCGCTGCAGCAACTGCAACAGCTCCATGCTGCTCACCGAGACGGAGCACCTGAACACGCTCCTAGCTCCAAACCACAGTTGCGGGCTCGCGCTGACGAATGGCGTGCACACGACGAGATGCGACGGCACGTGGGAACCGTTCGCGCAGTGGGCAGCGGAGGCGGCCAAGTGAGCGCCGCGAACATCTGCGACATCGCGGAAGTGCGCGCGCTAATCGGCGATCAAATCGAGCGAAAGGGCTCGCTTCGCGCGCTCGCCCGCAAATGGAACGTCAGCGCGCCGTATCTCAGCGACATCCTGCGTGGACGGCGCAATCCCGGCCCCAAGGTGCTGAAGCACCTCGGCCTCGTCGCGACGGTCGAGCGCAAAGTCATCTACTCCCCGATGCCATGAGATCCGCCGTCAACGATCCCTGCGCATCGTGCGGTCACTCGCGCGGAAAGCACGAAGGCTCCGAAGGTTCGTGCCGCGTGGGCTGGACGTATCTCCACTACGCCGAGAAGCGATGCCCGTGCGCGTCGTTCACGCCCGTCGTCGCGACCGCCGATGCGGAACTCGAGCGGAGCGGTGCGACGTGAGGATTGGTTCTCTGTTCTCCGGCATCGGCGGACTGGAACTCGGTCTCGAGTGGGCGGGTGTCGGTGAGACGACGTGGCAGGTCGAGCAAGATCCGTATTGTCTCGCCGTACTCGCAAAACATTGGCCGGATGCGCAGCGATTCACAGACGTGCGCGAAGTCGGCGCACATAATCTCCCACCTGTGGACGTGCTCTGTGGAGGATTCCCCTGTCAGGATGTCAGCGTCGCCGGAAAGAACGCCGGACTTGACGGCGAGCGATCAGGGCTCTGGCGAGAATATGAGCGGATCATTCGCGAGTTGGGACCACGCTACGTCGTCGTGGAAAACGTCGCAGCTCTTACTAACCGGGGAATGTTCGCCGTTCTTGGCGCGCTGGCCGATCTCGGGTACGATGCGGAGTGGTCGTGTATTCAAGCGCTCGACGTGGGTGCGCCGCACGAGCGCGACAGACTATTTCTCATTGCCTACACCGAGCGCGACGCCCTATGGCTCGAGCCAGAATGGCATCAATTCGACGCGCCCGAGCGCTGGTACGCCGAGTCTCGAAACGATGGCGCGGCGGAACAAGTGGCCGACGCCCACGGCATCGGATGCGAACGGCGCGGGCTCGCGGAACCTGGAAGGCTCGAAAGCGCACGCGGGTGTGAGTCTGACCGATGCGGTACGCACGGGGAACAGCACGACGCCGCGTCGCTGGCCGACTCCGACCGTGCAGGACGCGGCGAACAACGGCGGTCCGTCGCAATTCGATCGCAACTCACTGCCACTAAATGCAGCCGTGCACCTCTTCCCGACGCCGCGCGCGGAGGATGCGGAGCACAACGCGGGGCCCTCGCAGTTTCGCCGCAACTCGCTTCCGCTGGATGCGTTCGTGAAGGTCTTTCCGACGCCGACTGTGCGCGATTCGGAGAGCATTGCGAAGGTGACGCGCGGCGCGCAATCGGCGAAGAAAAAGGGGGGGGGTACGCCGCTCGTCATCGCAGCGACGGAGGGCACGCCGCCGTCACCGATCGAGCAACTGAATCCGCGATGGGTCGCGGTGCTCATGGGATTTCCGCCCGACTGGTTGGACTAGTAACCGCCGAGATGTGGCGCGACGGGACGTGGGAAGCTGGCATCCCGCGCGTCGCGCCAAACTTCAAAGGACGGCGCCCGATGCTGCGCGCACTCGGCAACGCTGTCGTCCCGCAAGTCGCAAAGGTCGTCGGAGAGCGCCTGATGGAAATCCATCGCGCTCGGATGGCCGCATGATGCTCGTCATCGTGCCCTGCACGCTCCGCGAGGCCAACGCCTTCATCGCGATGCATCATCGGCATCATGGCCCCGCGCGCGGCTGTAGGTTCGCGCTCGCGGTAAGCGCAGAAATTGGGGGGGGGGGGGCAAGCGATTTGCGGCGTCGCTATCGTGGGCCGTCCTGTGAGCCGCGGCCTCGACGACGGCTGGACCCTCGAGGTCAATCGCGTCGCGACCGACGGGACGCGCAACGCGTGTTCGATGCTCTACGCGGCCTGCTGGCGAGCAGCGAAGGCGATTGGGTATCGGAAGCTCGTCACGTACACGTTGCCGGAAGAAGGCGGTGCGAGCCTTCGCGCCGCTGGCTGGCGATGCATCGGTCAGGCGGGCGGCGGATCATGGTCGTGTACCTCGCGCCCGCGCGTCGACACACATCCGCTGCAGCTCAAGCTTCGCTGGGAGGCGACCGAGTGAGCGGGCGCAGTCGTCCCGTGCTCCGCTATCACGGCGGGAAGTGGAGGCTGGCGCCGTGGATTCTCACGTTCTTCCCAGCCCATCGCATGTATGTGGAGCCGTTTGGCGGCGGCGGGTCCGTGCTCATGCGCAAGGCGCGAGTCTACGCAGAGGTCTATAACGATCTCGACTCCGAGGTGGTGAACGTGTTTCGCGTGCTTCGCGATTTCGCGGCCGCGCAAGAACTGGAAACAAAACTGCGGCTCACGCCTTTCGCACGCGACGAATTCGAGGACGCATACGGCGAGTCAGCCGACGACGTTGAGAAGGCTCGTCGCACGATCGTGAAGGCGTTCATGGGGTTTGGCTCGGCGTCGATCCACAATACGAGCGGCTTCCGTACGCACGCATCGTCGCGGCCGCCCACGGGCTTCCGTAGCAACTCGAATCGCTCAGGGACGACGCCGGGGCACGATTGGGCGAACTATCCGGAGCAGATCAAGCACTTCTGCGCACGCCTCTCCGGGGTCGTCATCGAGAATCGCGACGCATCGGCATTGATCGCGCAGCACGATAACGAAGAGGCGCTGTTCTACGTCGATCCCCCGTACCCGATGGGCACGCGGAGCGATCACGGGAAGGATTACATGCACGAGATGACCGACGATGATCATCGCGCGCTCGCCGAGGTGCTACGATCGGTAAAGGGCGCGGTCGTCCTCTCTGGGTATCCGTGCGACCTCTACGATGTCGACCTCTATCCCGATTGGGCGCGCCACACACGCGCGCATCTCGCCGACGGTGCAGCGAAGCGGACGGAAGTCGTCTGGCTCAATGCTCGATGCGTCGAGCTGCTCGCGCGCGAGGCGTCACAACACCAGTTGGGGATCGCATGATCTGCGAATGCGAGAAGCCGAGGCCAACGCCGTCGACCGAAGATCGGTACGAAATGATTTGCGGGGTCCTCGTCTGGTGCAGCGGCATCGAGTACCTGGCCTGCGAATCCTGCGGGCACCCCCTCTCCGAACCCACTTCACTTCCCTCGCAGCCCAAGGAGCTCGACCCGTGAACACACTCGTGACCGCGCTCGTGTTTCCCGATGGCCCCTGTGGCCATCCCTCGCGCACGATCTGCACCGACGGGCTGACGGGTCACGTCCGCGTCGAGTGCTCTGATTGCGACCGCCTGGCCGCCCTCCGCGAACGGCGTGAAGCGTTCGACACCGCCGCGTTCAAGCGCGTGGCGGAGCTCGCAGGGCTCACCGTGGACGAGCTGCATTTTGTCCTACGCCTCGAGCACTCGGGCGGAATGCGCGGTCGATCGGTCAAGGTCGCCCGCGTTCCGACGTGCGTGCACTGCGGAGAGCACTTGGTCTGGCGCGGCGTCGGCCGGCCGCCGCTCTACTGCGTCCTGCACATGCCGCGAAAGATTCGCTACAACGCCCGGAAGCGAGGGGATCTGCGGCTGGCCGCACTTCCCTCACCTGCCCTACCCCCATGCGTCGCCTAATCCGATTCGCGTGCTCGTTAGTATCTGCTTCACGATAGCATCCATAACGTTTCCAGATATGTTTCATTCTGGCCTCTACGGCCCTTCGCAAGGACACGCATGACCTTCTCACGACGTACCAAGCGCGGCTATGGTTGGGTCGCGGATCTTCCCGATATCCGCGACTATGCGTTCGCGCCGCGTCGCGCGACGCGCGTGCCCAGACACGTTGACCTGCGCGTGTCGGCAGCGATGCCCAACGTGTGGAATCAGGGGAACTACGGCAGCTGCACCGCGCACGCGGTCGGCGCCGCACTCGCCTTCGCGCACAACAAAGCCAATATCGCCGCCAACGGTGAAGCATTCGAGCGTATGCTCTCTGGCTTCATGCCATCGCGGTTCTTCATCTACCGCGGCGAGCGCGTCATCGATGGCGACGTCGCCCAGGACAACGGCGCGCAAATCCGCGACGGGATGAAGGTCATCTCCAAGCAGGGCGCACCCGACGAGAAGCTGTACCCCTACGACGCCAAGCACTTCAATCTCGCGCCGTCCAAGTCCGTGCTCGCCAATGCCGCCAAGCACAAGGCGACCAAGTATCAGCGCATCGATAACCGCACGTGCACGGGCACGCTCGCCGCCCTCGCGACGGGATCACCCGTCGCCTTCGGCTTCACCGTCTACACGTCATTCGAGAGCGACGCGGTCGCGGCGAGTGGCGTCGTGCCGATGCCATTGCCGGACGAGCAGGTGCTGGGCGGACACGCGGTGCTCGCCGTCGGCTACGACGCGCGCGCCAAGTATCTCATCGTCCGGAACAGCTGGGGCAGCGCGTGGGGCGACAAGGGCTACTTCACCATGCCGTTCGACTACGCGTTCAATCCCTCGCTCGCCGATGACTTCTGGACTGTGGCTGTGGCGACATGACTCCGGAACAGACGTGCGGTGATGCACCGCCGCCCGTCGCCGGTCCGACGATCTCGCTGGAGTCGGTGAGCGAGAAGACGGCGCAGAACGCAGAAGACGTGCACACCGCACTCGCCAACCTCGCGGGCGCACTCGCGCGGATCGACCAGCTCGAGCGGACCGTCGCCGCGCTCACCGACGCGCGGCACAGCAGGACCGCGTTTCACGAATTCACCTAGGAGGGTAGCACGATGCACCCGTCCCGACATCGATCGTTCGTCTCGCTCGCCGTTCTCATCGCTGTAGCCGCGCTCGCGCTACCCGCGCCCGCGCAGAACATCGTCCGATGTATTCTGCATTCGGACTCGCTCAGCTCGCGCGCGGACTCCTGCACGGTCACACGGCCCGCGCCGCAGCCACCACCGCCCGCGCCAGCCCCTGCACCACCGCCGCCGCCCCCGCCGCCTGTCACGACGGATACCGTCATTGCCAGCGTGAAGGTCGCGCCCAATCCGGTGACGCTTGCATCGGGGAAGAGCTTTCAGCTCACCGGCGGCGCGTACAACAAATCAGGACAGAAGGTCGTGGGCGCTGGGCTTTGGTTCTCGGGGAATCCCGCCGTCGTCAAAGTCGATCAGACGGGGCTCATCACGGGCGTCGGACCTGGCACCACGAACGTCGAGTTTCGCTACTCGACCAAAACCGCATGGAGCACGGTCACCGACACGGGGGCAGCGCCGACGCCGGCGCCGACCTCGAGCACATCCGTCGTCCCCGCCGACAGTTTCGCCAAGAGCGTGGGCGTGGGCACGCACTTCAGTTACTTCGATCTCTCGCCCTACTCGCCGGGCGCGAACGTGACGCGCACCGTCGGACAAATCAAAGCCTTGGGCGTCGCCTTCATTCGCGATGGCGCGACGGTGAACACGAGCGCCAGTTGGATGAATACGTACTGGGGTCCGGTCAAACAGGTCGTGGCGAACGGAGCGAAGGTGTTGTTCGTCACGCAGCCGCAGGTGCAGGGGAACTGGACATCGACCGCCGCGATTGACACCGCCGTCGCCCGACTGGGCGCGGCGGCGTTCTTGGGCTTCGAGGGCCCCAACGAAGTCGACAACAACAACACGTGGTGGGGCGGTATTCCCGCGTACGGCCCGAACGTGAAGACGTTTCAGTGCGCCGCCTACGCGCGCGTGAAGACGCTGGCGCCAGCTGCGAAGATGACATCGCCCACCGTGACGTCGGGGACGGGCGCGAGCTACATGTCGGATCTCTCGGCGTGTAGCGACGCAGCTGCGATCCATCCGTATCCGGGTGGGAAGCTGCCGACGTCGAGTCTCGCGAGCACGATGGCGTTCACCGCGACGTACGCCAAGGGCAAGCCGTTCTGGGTGACGGAGACGGGCTACCACACGAATCTCAACGGCACCGTCAATCACTATCAGCCGGGCGTCTCCGAGCTCGCTGCCGCCAAGTACGTGACGCGCGAGTACCTCGATTACTTCTTGGCCGGCGTGCCCCGCAGTGCCACGTACGAATTCGTCGACGAGTGGAACGATGCGAACAACGATGAGGCGAACTTCGGACTCGTGCGGAACGATGGCACGCTCAAGCCCGCGTACACCTCCCTCCAGCGATTGCTTACCGCGGTCGCGGATCCCGGTCCCGCATTCACGCCCGCTGCGTTCTCGTTCACGCTGAGCGGGACGACGAGCACGACGCGCGCGCTCGCGCTGGGCAAGCGCACCGGCGCTGTCCTCTTCGTCCTCTGGAACGACGTGCTGAGCTACGACGTGACCGCGAAGCAGGACCTGAACCCGCCCGCCGTCTCTGCCTCCATCACGCTCGCCAAGCTGCCGAGCAAAGTGACGGCGCTCTACGTCGTCGGCGGGACCGGCACGGCCACGACGGTGACGCCTTCCACCAAGCTTGTGGTGAGCGTGGTGGATGCGCCGGTCGTGGTGGAAGTGACCCCGTAATGCGCCCGTTCACCTTCCTTGCGAGACTGCTCATGCCGAAGAACAAGCGCGCACCCCAACCGCTCCGCTGTCACAAGTGCAACTCCCGCGATATCACCGTGAGCGGCGCGCAGCAGATGCTTTCAGTTGGCGGTAAGAAGATGCTGCACGCCCGCGTGACGTGCGCCCAAGGGCACGAGTGGTACAGCCGCCATCCGGAGGCGCTCAAGCTCTCCCGCCAGGTGGATAAGAACCGCGTGGTAGGGGCGAACGGCCCGCATCTCGGCCAGTAGCCACGCCCCAGCCGTTCACCCCTTCTAGGGGGCCGGAACCCGCCCGTAGGAATTAATAGCGTAGACTATTGACACTGAATAGGAGCGCTATTAAATATCTCCCCACGTAGGCAGCGCACCTTTGGCGCGGAGGGAGATATGGGCGAACAGGCGAGCAGGACCGGCAGCAGCGACGTGGGCACCACTGGCAGCGAGCGGGTGCCTCGGATCGACGTGGCGGCCATTACGGACGCGCTGGTGCGTCGCCGGGCCCGCCGGGCGGTGGAGCGCGCCATGGAGGCGATCGAGGGGGCGTTCTACGTCGCGGGTCGCTACTTCGCCAACGCCTTCGACGCCGATCGCGCCCGGACGACCGAAGCCGACCGCCTGCTCCGGACGCTCGAGCGCCGGGAGGGGATCATCCCCGCCGGTGGCGATGACACGAACTGGGCAGCGGAGGCATTCGCAGCGGACATGCAGGAGCGAATCGCGGCGCGGAATATAGCGAACTCTATAACGCGTACCGTGATCTGTTCGTGGTGCGAGGCCGAAGGCGCGCCAGCGGTGATCCACGCCGGCAACCCGGACCTTCCCGTCCAGCGCATCACGTGCCTCCGGCACGCGTTCGTGCTGTTCGAGAACGCGGGCCTCTGTGAATCGAGCGAGGAGCCCGCGTGACCACCTCGGCGATGACCCTCGCGTGGATGTACCTGGGCGGAGCTCGCGGCGCGCTCCGCGTCGGGGATCGCTTGGCGGCGATTCGGTTTCTCGCCGCTGCGGCGCGTGAACGCCGGCGCGCCATGGCCACGCTGGAAGTGATCTGTCTCAAGGCATCGACGTCGCATCAACCGTGTCGTGCAGAAATCCGTCAACCCGCGGCGCGGCCGCGCACTCTGAGGAGCCTAGTATGATGTGGGTGTTAGGGGTATTCGGCGCGTCGACGTTCGCGATCGTGGCGGCGGTGCTCGCGTACGCGATGCAGGCGTACACGCGCAAGTACGCGCGCATTCGCGCGATGATGCGGGTGCGCGCGTGAACCGCTCATCGGAGACGTCCTCGCGCGGCAACCCGGTGAAGCAGACGCGCCTCACCTTTATTCGCGGCATGGGCACGCGGAAGCGCACGCAATTCGTCGAGCAGACTGCCAACGGCCAGCGCCTCTACAATCCGAAGCGCGATATCCGTCACGTCGCCGAGAAGAAATTCGGCGTGAAGACGGGGCGTCAGTGGGTGCGACTTCGTCGCGCGCTACGGGCGGCGGGACAGATCGTATGAGCGCCGCGCTGAAGGCGGAGCCCACGCACGAGTCGTGGAAAGCGGAACGCGAAGCGCGTATCGCCAAATGCTTTCTCGGACACGAAGCGCATCTCCTGCGACGCACGTCGATCGACGGCACCCTGCCGATCGATGCGCTGAAATGGGCGAAGCCAGGCACGAACAACTATCGCATCGATTTCCTCTGCGATGGCCCGCGTCTGATCGTCACGGGTGATCTGTACGAGGCGATCTACATCGCCGGCGCGCCCGTCGATGGCGGAGGGCTCGCGTGGTGGGCTGGATGCGATATCGGCTACTTCGCGTCGAAGTGCGCTGCGAGTCCGAGTGGGCGCGGCTTCGAGATGTGGGACGCCAATCTGGCCCGCATCAACATCCGCGCGCGTTTCGACGACGAGGAGCGCGACAACGGCACGGGACTGTCGCGCATGGAGCTGTTCAACAGCGCCGGCGGCTGGGATGCGCTCGGCAATGAAGCCGAGTGGGGTGAGTGGCTTCGGTCGAGCGGCGATGAGGTCTGGGACGAGGAGTGGAGCGAGATGTTCGGCGTCGGAACCGTGGTCGACTGGCTCTGCCTCGCGCATCTGCGCGGGCTTCAGCTGGCGATCAAGGCTCTCGGACTGACGGTCGCCCGATGACCGCCGCCGCTGTGACACCAGAGCCCAGCGTTGACGCCCTCAATCTCGCAGCCAAGCAAGCCGAGTTCGAGGAGTTGGATCGCGAGTGGAATACTCTCCACAAGGCTGCGGCTGCCGCGAAGGCCGCGATCGAGGCGAGCCCGCTGTACAAGGTCTGGCAGGGGATCGACGCGAATCTCGCGAAGAAGGCAGTCGAGCTCCGCGCGTGCGGAGAAGGGCTCATGGCGCTCGAGCGGAAGCTCGGCAAGACTGACGACTACACTAACGGCGGCTCGCACGTGAAGGTCGGCACGTGACGCGGCGTCAACGAAGTCGGCGCGGACACGCCCGCGTGCTTCAGGCACTCTCGCGCGCGCTGCTCAGGCGCGGGCGCACGCGCGAGGCGGAAATGCTGCGATCCCGTGCCCGCGATGCGTATGCGCGGGTCTACGACAAGCGTGAGGTCAAGGAATGAAATACCGGAAGCTGCCCGTGGTCATCGAGGCGACGCAGTGGTGGCAGAACGGCGACCATCCTAACGACGAAAGCATCTGGATCAACAACGACGTAGACGGCGCGTCGTTCCTCAGCGAAGGGAAGGTGGTGCGCTATTTCCGACACCCGGTCATTCCCGGCACGAGAGAGTGCGAGCACAAGTCGTGTCACAAGCGGATGCATGATCACGGATGGATAGACACGCTCGAAGGCGGGCACATCGTCTGCCCCGGCGACTACATCATCACGGGCGTGAAAGGTGAGCGCTATCCGTGCAAGCCTGACATCTTCGCCGCGACCTATGAGTCCGTCGAATGAGCGAGACGGGAATGATGGATTACCGCTGGCTGTCCCGCTGGAACCTGCGAGGTCGTGGAACGAGCACGTTCGCTGTGCCCTGCCATGATGTGATGCTGTTCGGCGAACCTCGCACGATCGCGACGAACGGCCATGTGCTCTTTATCCTGCCGAACGGACACGGGGTCGTATCTGACACCGACGGTACTCACGCAGAGAAGCTCAAGCATCTGACGTCGAAGTGGCCGGGGTCTGCGCCGCATGAGCTTGACCTGCGGGCGCTCAAGGCGGTGGTGGGAGTCGGCAAGGCGTGGGACGCACCATGCGAGCAGTGCGGGGACAGCGGCAAAATCGGTTGTAAGAAGTGTCGCGGATCGGGATTGGTGGATTGCAGGTGCGGCTGCGGCGACGAGCACGACGCGACGTGCAGTGAATGTAGCGGCACGCTCACGCAGCCCTGTGATGCGTGCGGTGAGGCGTACCCAACGAGCGGATACGCGCGAATCCGTATGTTTGACGGCGGCTACTTCAACGCGTCGCTGCTGGCGTCTGCCCTGCAGTATCTGCCAGATGAGGGCGTAACGCTGTTCAATCAGGATAGCCAAGACGGCCCGGCGCTATTCACGCACGCGCAATGGATGCTGCTCGTGATGCCAGTGCGTCCCGAGTCAGCGTTCGGCAACCGCGCGCCGCTCACATTCCCGGCGGCAGCATGAGCGAATCCACCGCCCGCATCACGCTCGCGCGCGAGGAGACGGCCTCGCAGCCGCGCGTCCGCCACACCAGCGCGACGTTGAACCATCTCGGTAGCTCCGCGCCGCTCGAGGAGTACGAGCGGCTGGGCGCGGAGATCGCCGAAGACGTTGCCAAGCTGCAAGCAAAGATCGCGACCAAGAACACGCTGGAAACACATTTGCGTTTGGCGGGGCAAATCGTATGAAGGTCTACATCGCTGGCCCGATGACCGGCTACCCTGAGTGGAATGTCCCCGCGTTCCGGGCTGCCGATGCGCAGCTGCGGGCGTACGACTTTGAAGTTGTCTCGCCGGTAGACATTGACCACGGACCCGGCGAATTCGGCTCGTATCCGCACGCGCATTACATGAAGGGCGATCTGCGCGCGCTGGTCGAGTGCGACGCGATTGCCCTCTTGCCTGAATGGTACACATCGAAAGGTGCGCGATGCGAAGTCGCTGTCGCGCTGACGCTGGGCCTCTACTTCATCGATGCACTTACGGGGTTGCCGATGGAGCCACCGCGGAGTGTGACCGTTCTTTCCGGCGCCGCGGTGCTCGCGTGAGCAAGCTCCGCATTGCACCTGAACTCGCGCTGCCCGAAGACGTCGTTACCTCGACGGTCGTCATCTACGGCGGCAAGGGCATGGGCAAGACCAACCTTGGCAGCGTCCTCGTCGAAGAGTTGACGAAGTCGCACCTGCGCTGGTGCCTGCTCGATCCCATGGGCGTGAGCTGGGGCCTGCGCCACTCCGCGGACGGCAAAGGCCCCGGCGTTGAGTGCGTCATCTTGGGAGGCGCGCACGGTGACATCCCCATCGAGCCGACTGGCGGTGCGGTCGTCGCGGATCTCGTTATCGACGAGGGCGCGAACACGATCATCGACTTCTCGCGGAAGGCGAACGGCGAGATGTGGTCGCTCGGGGAGAAGGTCCGATTCGTCACGGAGTACACGCTCCGCCTCTTCCGCCGACAGGGGGAACTCGTCAACGGCAAGCGTCGCGAGCCGCTGATGCAGATCCTCGATGAAGCCGCGCGCTACATCCCCCAGCAGATTCCATCCGGCAAGGTTGACCTCGCCAATTGCGTCGGCGCGTGGGAGCAGGTAGCGGAAGAGGGGCGCAATATTGGACTCGGCGTCGCCTTCATCACGCAGCGCAGCGCGCGCATGAATAAGAGCGTGAGCGAGCTCGCCGACGTCATGTTCGCGTTCCGCACGGTGGGCCCGAACTCGCTCGCGGCGATCATGGATTGGCTGGGCGAGCACGTCGAGAAGGCGCGCATTCGGGAGCTCGCGGCGCGGGTGCGCGAACTGGAGGTTGGACACGCCCTCGTCGTCTCGCCGGGCTGGCTCCGCGTGGAGACGATCGCGCACATCCGCCGGCGCGAGACGTTCGACTCGAGCGCGACGCCGACGGCTGGCAAGGCGACCGCCCGCGTCACGGGGACAGCGGCCAAGCCTGACCTGGCCAAGTATCTGGAACGGATGGCAGCGACGATCGAGAAGGCAAAGGCCGACGATCCGAAGCTGCTACGCGCACGCATCGCCGAACTCGAGAGAGCGGCGCGAGCGAACGCGTCGGCCCCGGCTCTAGTAGATCACGACGCGATCGAGCGGGCCGTGTCGATCGCGCTCCGTGAGGAACGGCGGGGCTTCGAGGCGACGCTCACAAAGCAGCGATGGGAGGATGATCGACGGCAGCGCGAGTACCGCATGGAGCTTCGCCATCTGGCGGATGCAATCGGCAGGCGCATCGACGAGATCAACGATCTGCCGATGCCGGATGCGGAGTTGGAAAATACAGGGGAATCCCGTGCCGAGGTGCAGGTCGGTAACGAGAAGAAGGGAACGGGCGCTACCAGTCCCCCTGTGCAGATGGCCGGACGCATCTCGCGAGCACCCGCGAGTCCGGTCATCACCTCTGGCGACGCCGTGCTGAGCGGACCAATGCAGCGCATCCTCAACGCCATCTCGGAACTTGATCGGCTCGGAGTCTCGCCCGCACCGCGATCGACTGTGGCCGGTTTCGTCGGCTACCACATGCGCGCCAAGTCATTCGTCAACGCGCTCGGATCGCTGCGCTCACAGGGCGCCGTCGATTACCCGAGCGGGGGGACACTCGCCCTCACGGATGCGGGCCGCGCCATGGCGACGACCGACATGGGGTTTCGCTCGCTCGAGCAGCTGCACGAGCACTGGTACACGCGCATGAGTGGACCCGAGCGCCGCATCGTGGAGAACCTC